CCGTTTACAAGCCTTTTAATGAGCAGATGGCAGATTCTTCGAGTGATGATAAAAGAATCGAAATAGGGCTATCTGATGATGCGACAAAGGCTATTACTGACAAATTAGATTGCTTGTTTGGAAAGATGGAAGAGTTGGAAGATAAGTTATCTTCGCAAACGCAAAGAAAATCTTCACGAACACAAAAGGAGAGTGAGTCTTAATGAATCCTATGCAGATGTTACAGGGAATGAAAAACCCACAGCAGTTTTTACAACAAATGATGGGGAATAACAGCGTAATGAGCAACCCTATGGCTCGCAATGCTATGCAGATGGCACAGAAGGGAGATTCCAAGGGCATAGAGCAGATGGCTAGGAATTTGTGCAAAGAAAAGGGAATTGACGCAGATAAGGCTTTTGAGTCGTTTAAAAGCCAATTAGGAATGTGATACTAATTCTTGCAAGATTATGTATATAAAAAATGAATTATGGAGGTAAATTCTATGTTTAACACAGGTAATTGTGCATCCGTTCCGCTTGTTGCGAACATTGACGGAAACGGAAATAACAACGGATGGGGCGCAGAAGGCTCATGGTTATGGTTCATTATCGTTATCTTTGCCATCTTCGGATGGGGTGGATTCGGTAACGGATTCGGAGGAAACGGAATGAATGGTGGTGTCGGAAGCGAAATCCAGCGCGGATTTGATAATCAGGCGGTTGTGTCAAAACTTGACGGCATTACAAACGGACTTTGTGACGGATTCTATGCAGTGCAAACCGGCATGAACGGCATCAACACAAACATTTTGCAGACCGGATTCGGCATTCAGCAGGCTATCAATGCTGATACAGTCGCTAATATGCAGAATACAAACGCATTACAGTCACAGCTTGCTAACTGTTGCTGTGAAACAAGAGAAGCTATCCAAGGCGTAAACTACAACATGGCAACTAACACTTGCGCGTTGCAGAACACCATGAACAGCAACACGAGAGACATTATCGACAGTCAGAATGCAGGAACACGCGCTATTCTTGATTATCTCTGCAATGAGAAAATTTCTTCCTTACAGGCAGAAAATAATGACCTTCGTAGAGCGGCTTCACAGGATCGTCAGAGTGCATTACTTACAACTCAGATGGCAGCTCAGACACAGCAGATTATCAATGCGGTAAATCCGTCTGCTATCCCGGCATATGTCGTACCTAATCCAAATGCTTATGCATATGGATGCGGATGCAACGCCGGTTGTGGCTGCTAAAAGTAGCAGCTAAAAGTAGCAGCTACGCAAAAATGAATAATTGAGTATCTTAATTGAGTTTAACTCGATCATGTCTGCTATGCAGTATTACTTATAACCCAAGGGCAGACTACAATGTTTGCCCTTATTTTGTGAAAGAGAGGTAAAAATAATGGAAGTAACAGGAATTGCATTACAAACCGTTGCCGCTGGAGAAGATGTTGCATTTACAGAAACAGCAGTGAACGGAACAAAATGTATCGTACACAGACAGGGAAGTGGAATTATCAAGTTAAGAGGTATCACAAATCAGTGCAAGGCTAGATTCCTTGTATCGTATTCCGGCAACATTCAGATTCCGACAGGCGGTACAGTTGGAGCTATATCACTTGCCATTGCAGTAGACGGAGAGCCTTTACAGTCAACACGAATGATAGTTACTCCGGCAGCAGTACAAAATTTCTTTAATGTATCGGCGCAGGCATACGTGGATGTGCCATGCGGATGTTGCAGTACCGTAGCCGTTCAGAATACGTCCACACAGGCTATCGAGGTGCAGAACAGTAATTTGATTGCAGTAAGGGAGGCTTGATATTATGCATAAATTTGCGAAACAGATTATGGATTGCGTGAAAGCCCACGTTGACGGCATCGGAATCGAGAATTTTGAAGGACAAAACCTTGATGATCTTAAGGATTGGACGGAAATTGCAAAGAATATCGTATGCTTTGACAAGGACTATAACATTGTTGAAGCCATGAAAAAGTCTGAAAACGAAGAAATCATGCGCATGATGGAAGAATTTGGAGATTATCCGGGAAGAAGATACTACAATGAGTACCGGTACTCAAACGGAAGATTCGCACCGAAAGGGCGTGGAACACGCAGAGGATATGTAGAACCGCCATATTATCATCAGATGCCGGAAGATTACCACGAATGGGAAAATATGCCGGAATACGAGCGAATGAGAGACCTTGACCGAATGAGTATTGGGAAGATGTATTATTCAGAGCCTATGAGCGGAAATAACGGCATGAGTACCGGTACTCACGATGCAAGAGAGGGCAGAGCCGGTATGAGCCGGAGAAGCTACATGGAAACAAAGGAAATGCATAACGGAAATTCACCGGAAGATAAGGACGCAAAGATGAAAGAACTTGAAAAGTACATGAAATCTCTTTCGGAAGATGTGACCGAACTGTTTTCCGGTATGTCCCCAGAAGAGAAGCAGTTGACCAAGACAAAGCTGACTACGCTTGTCACGAAAATGTAATAGAGAGGGCATTTTGCCCTCTTTGTTTGTGAGGTGGTAAATTGTTCACGATAAACAATGAAATATGGAATTTGGTCAAAGTATCGCGTTACAGCGATATGCTACAGAGAAGTGACGGAAGCAGAACGGTAGGCATGACCGACAGAGACGCGAAAACGATATATCTTGCGGATGATCTACGCGGAAGGTTCCTTGACCGTGTGTTATGTCACGAATTATGTCACGCGTTCTGTCTTTCCTATAACGTATACATGGATATTGACACAGAGGAAATTGTAGCGGACTTCTTGGCTACATACGGAAGAGAAGTATTTGAAATAGCAGACAGATTATTGATTGAACTTATGGAGGTTGCATAATGGATAAAATTTCAGAACTCTTACAGTACGTGCACCGGACGAATCCGGAAATGACTAGGGAAAGGCTGATAGAAGAGCTGAGTAAAAGTGATTATGCAGCGCGGTCTTTGATTTTTACGAAAGAAAATTTCGTTGCGCTAGGGCAAAAATAAATCCGGCGGTTTGAATCGCCGCCGGAATTGTGTCAGACTTTCGGAATGTAAGAACCTTTCATTATCTCTATAGCGAGTTTTGCGCCTTCCGTCATGTAAAAATCATTATTCTTTGCACAGCAACTAAAAAGCAGTTCCTCGAACTCTGAATATAAATTTTCACTTAATAACCCTTTTAGCTTCTCTGTTAAGGGTGAGAAGTATTCAACAAAGGCATTTCCGGTTTCATTGTCAAGCTGACTTGAACATACAATTTTAATAAATTCATCCATTTTAGTAGTCTCCTTCTTCTGTTAATAAATAGTTGATATATCCTGTCGCAAGTCTGGCAAGGCTTTTACTGCCATCCAACAAATCCAATTTGTACTCTGGTCTATAGCCAAACCTCTGCACATAGAACTTTTCTTCAAGTTCTAAGTCGTAAATGTCAGATAGCTCCACGAGAATCTTGTGATATAAAAATTTTCTCGTCCACCCAAACTGTTCCATGATAATTTTTAATTTCCAATTATTTTTTCTGAACCACGCTCCGCGTGATGCGTCCAATTGCTGTTTTGAAATGTAACAATCTGCAAATAGGTCATCATTTTTCGGCAATGCCGCCTGTGGTTTCTTTATGGCTTTCTCCATGTCGGTAAAACGTTTCACGTATCGGGCAGTAAATACGATGCCTTTTTCTCCGTTGAATTTGTTCGCAAGAAAATCACATCCTAACTTGGTTACTTTGTAGCACTTGTTTTCTTTTCCGGATTCATCTTTGTAGGTAGACGGAATGAAATAATCACTCGCACCTAAATTGTGGTGAGTCAAAATTTCAATGATTCCTGCAATATGTTTTCCCCTTACATCTTGTCCTTCCAATTTTCTTAAAACTCTGTCGTGACGCATTTCCATCATTTCTGCAATCTCTAAAGTAGTGATGGTTTGTTCTATTTGTGCCATATTTGTGCCCCTTTCTGTAACTTATCAATTACTGTTGTAACTCTTTAATTACATTATACGGTTTATTTTGTGATTGTCAAGTATTGTTTGTAATTAAATAATTGAATAATAAATTTATTTATGATATTATTGAAACACGTCAAGAGAGAGGAGGCGGTACATTGTTTGCAAAAATCGTAAAACATACGCTTATTGAAAAGGAATTAAGAGTGACCGATCTAGCAAGACTTATTGACACCAGCTCACAAAATCTTTCGCAAAAAATGAAGCGTGACAACTTTTCAGAAAAGGAAATGCGGCAGATTGCGGATGCATTGGGGCTTGATTTAGAAATTGTAATGAAAGAGAAGAAATAAGAAAACCCGCCTAACTGGCGGGTTTTGATGAAAGAAAATTTTTCCCGCGCCCCAAAAAATATTTCGTAATTTTTTTGTACCCCCCCCTGGGGTAGCGTTTTAGGGTCGAGATTCCATTTTCACGGATTTCCAAAAACGTGTAACAAACGTGCAATTATCTGCGACATTCCGCAAATAACACAAATACACTATATGTTATGCCATATATAGATAATTCATTGATGATATTTGATGATATTGCCGATCACAGGCAAACGCCAGAAGACGCCTGCCCGGCTATAGTTACAGTCTAGCATAGACCACATTTTACCACTTGTCAAGATAGTTTTTCCCATCGTACCGGCTGTAAGTGTGTGTTATGTTTTCCGTCCTTTGCGTGATCTGTAACCAATCTCCGCCACGCTGGGCGGTTATTTTGATTTTTGCAGACTCCACCCATTCCACGCCCTCAAATTTGGAATAGCCGCACATTTTGCCGGATTCCACAGGATAGCCAAGAGCATCCACCCGGCGCATGATTTCCCTTTTGCCGATATACTCATATTTCCCCATCTTTCACACCTCCTTATATTGTGTTTATTTGTCAATTTGCGCATGGAAACCGATTTCCATGTAGCCCGCGCTCCCGGAATCGAACCGGAACGGATGCACCAAGCACGCGAAAAAGGGCGGAATTGTACCACCCTAAATTACAACAAAATCTCCTTGGAATCCTGTTGTTACAATCATTTTTCCATCAAATCTGCGGTACGCAACGCCGCAACCGTCCGCAAAAGTTGACCACACAAGCCATCCGGGCGGTGTGAGGTTTTCCCCGGTCTTATAATCCCGGAATGAATAACGCGGAATAACACCGCTTTTTTCTTGATCTAGCGCGTTGTTAATTGCTTGCGATTCTGTTACGATCTCAACGCCGTTTTTTGTGTGCAAAACATAGTTATTTTCATGCATTTTTCTTTCTCCTTTTCAATTTCATAAAACCGCCGCCGGTAGTGATCCGGCTTGCATCCTCTGCGGTTATTTTAATTCAAAGACATAAAATAAAATTTCCCCGTTATTTCCCTTTACTGCCTTAACGGTGGTTAATTTTTCTAATGCTTGTGACATTGGGGAGCCATATGTTCCACGCTCCCAAAGCCTGGACTTTTCCGCCATATTCCAAAAGAAACCAACTTCTATACCTCCTAAATACTTCGCAAATGTCTTTTTGATAAAATTGTCGCACCATTCAACCTTGATTTTTCTCATTTTCCTATTCCTCCATATTCTAAATTTTTCCGGTTGCTCCGGGTAAAAGCAAGCCGGGGAATCGAACCCCGGTAAACGCCGCCGCTTGCTTATGCGCTTACTTCCGCTCTTAAAATCTCGATAGCTTCGCCTGTTGTGTGTTCTCTGTACCACTTCCAGGGCTTGCTATACGCCTTCGCCAGCGCGAAATCTTCTTGAGTTTCTAAAAAATAATCCCTAACTTTCAAAAATGCTTTCTCAGCTTCTTCTAATTTATTCATACGATCAACCATCCTTTCATTTTGTGCTTGTCTCATCAGTGGCAAGGTTGCAACCCTACACCAGACCGCCAAGCGGCGGTTTCGACTAAACAATTTCTAAATATCCTAATATTTCCACGCTATCCGGAATACAGAAGAACATCACACCTGATGGTCTATATTTTGGAACATAGGAAGCATGATAGCTTTTCCCATCGTTGCCGATTGCTAAATATTCACCGGCTATATGCTTCTTTGCGATTTCATCAAAACTTATTAAATCTTCTGTATTTATCTTTCTTTCTGCAACTGTCATATAGTTTCCTTTCTGGTCTGCCATCATCAGAGCCGGGCAACCATCCCGCGGCTGACGCTCCAAAATCGGAGCGTTTCGGCTATGCTATGCAGATTTCAAACACATCACCTTGAACGTGTTCGAAATCGACTTTTTCAAAAATCCCAATGCTGTAAAAGTCGGCTGTGAGTTCCCAAAAGTGGTTATACTCAAACGCGATTCCGTTCTTTTTCAGTTCGTTGATCGCGTCACCGTTCTTTGTTGTTTCCCATGTAAAACGCATTCCCGTCTTTCTCATATTTAAGCCCTCCCTATAAAATTTCCGAAATCTGTAAAATCTGTGCTTCGCTCAAATGATCAATAACAACGTTTCCGTTTACGTCGCTCAATTCGTATTCATCTGGAAGAGTAGCGAAACCGTCAAACTGGTTCGAAATATAATAACCTTTGCTTTCTAATAATGCTTCTGCCGCTTTCATATCTTTCATGTTGTTTTCCTCGCTTTCTGTGCTTCATTTGATGCTTGTATCATATCACTAAATTTAGTGACAGTCAATAGTAAATATCACTTTTTTTAGAAATATTTTTCTTGACTTTTCCAGATAGGAAAAGTATGATTGATTTAAGAAAATCTATATAGAAAGGAAGGTACGCAATGCTAAAATACAGATTTGATGTAGGGGACGCGTTGGAGCGCATCGGCTTTAACTCCTACATGGCTAAAACAAGCGGATTGTTAAGTCAAGAAACGCTCAAAAAAATAAAACGTGAGGACACAAATATAAATGCAAAGAGCGTTAATAATCTTTGTCTGCTTTTGGATATGCAGCCGAAAGACATCTTTATATATGTAGAGAGTCCGGAAGATTTGGAACTGAAAAAGAAATTGCAAAAAAAATAAAATATCACTTGTAAAAGTGATATATGTGTGTTATAGTATAGACAGATCAAAGGAATAGAGCAAAGGCGAAAGCCAAGAAAGGGGAGCGGCATATGTTAAAATTAGAAAATTTGAAGAGTAAGAAGGAGAACGGAATTACCTTGTATTTTTATGCAGGGTTGGGTTGGGTAACCGCAGAACGGTTGAGCCAGCCGGACGTTGCAGAGAACGAAGCAGTCAAAGATTTTGATTGCAATCCGGAAAATTCCAGAAAGTGCTCCGACTGCCCGCACAACCAAAATTTTTCGGATTGGCAAGACAAATTGCCGTGCGGTCAATGGCACTGTTGGGTTGACGTAACTTGCAAATAAGGGAAGGAGAACGGAATATGATTATATGGGAGGCAACAAGTGTGAATGGACTCGTGGAATATGAGCAGGAAGCGGAAAGTTTCAAGGAGCTTTTCGATGCGCTGGACGGAAGAGGAATAATTAGCGATCCAGATTTCCCCCTTTATGATACGGAACTCTTGGAAAAATACGGGAAATCATTTGATGATGCCGATTTTAAAGATGAGAGTGGCGAGCTTGATTATGAGAAAGTAGATAATTTTCTGGATGGAAAGAAATTGTCTGACAAGGAACTGTATGAGTTAATACTTTCCAGGAACGGAGAAGCGTATTATCAAAAATTTATGCGCGAAACCGAAAATCAGATTGTTGAAATTGAGGAATCTGATTTTGATGAAACCGGCAAATACAAGTTTTAAAAATGCCGGTGGATAATCCACCGGCAACAGTCACGTAAATTTGAATAGGTACTAAACCTAATCTTCCAAAACTTACGTGGCTAAGAATAACATATAATAGAACAAAAGTCAAGAAAATATTTTCAAACAAGGGCAGCTTTTTCGATTGCCTTTTCTTTTTTGTCATGTCCAAAATCAACAACGTATCCGGGCATTTCTTACAAAATCTCCGAAAAACTGCAAACAAACTATAAAACTTTTCTTAAATTTTTATAAACAAGGCTAGCTGTGTTAGGTCTTTGATAAGTTCAAAAATGATAGAATAGTATCAGTTTTTACAAAAAATCGTCTGACAATCGTATGACATAAGGCGACACAATCGTCTGACGTCGCTTTTTCAGAACTATGTTTCTCTTTCTCTATCTTTTTCTTAATCTTTTTTGATTAATAATAATACACTGTATCTAAAGCCTATAGGTTTATATTTAAGTTATATCCGCATACGCGCGCGGCGTAAGTATATAATATCACCGTAAAAAATAAGGCTTGACTTTAAACCCGGAAATAGTGTATACCAAAAGCAGAGAGATTAACAGATTGGAGGTGTGAAATATATGCAGGATATAGAGAGTGTAGATATTACAAGGCTTATAGTAGATCTGGGTACAGTACAAATATATACATCAACTGTACAAGACTTAATAGATCAGGCATGTATAGAGTTTCACATCGATGATCTGTTAAAGGCTGGACAGAGACAGTGGAAAGCTGTTATGCAGTATGTAGGTATGCATTTATTCCCTGATACATCGGTACTAAAAGACAAGAGCTTGAAACCTCTTGGCAATGCAACTATACCGACTAACTGCAATAGGTATGATAGAGAGGTATTGTATAAGCTTTGTGATTATTATATATATATCTCCAATGTGTACAGTAAGCTGGTAAGTACAGTAGCATTTAGTTATTTTTGTAATATACCTACAAACACAATGGATATATGGAGTACAGAGGAACCAAGCTCGTTGGCTTTCAAGATGTGGCAAAAATTACAACGATCTCGTAAAGATTGTATCCTAGATCGTGCGTACGACTCCAATAGCCCAGTAGGCACTATGTTCGTTGGCAACAACGAATTTGGCATGAATCAGCCGGGGATTGGCGATAATGCCACCCAACGCAGGGCAATCACAGCGCAGGAGCTGCCAAGATTGGACGAGAAAAAGAGCCAAGAATTGCACGTAATTGATACACAATTCACGGATGCAGCGGCAAATAATACGGTTTGAATTGTGTGCGATTATTCTACAATTTACAAATGCAGTAATACCAAGGGTTGTAGCGTTTCAACTATTCGTGAACTATTCGGAAAAGTTAGGTTTTGCGAATAGTTGCAAGGGTATGACATGAATTGTATTAAAACAATTTGATTTTCACACAATGACAACAAAACGAAACGGAAAATATTTTAGATTTCCATGTTTGCAAGAAAAGGATGGGGGAGGGAGTCTAACAGAAAGACCACCGGGCGGCTACTAAGTCCCTTAAATACCTCAAAAAATAAAAAGCCACTTACAACACCCATTGACTTTCATCGTAAATAGGCTATAATAAATTTATAACAATTCACTTTCACGTTGCGATTCGCAACTACATTTCCAACAAATTTTTTAAAAACAAAAAAGTGTTTCGGACAGGAGAATGATATATGACCGGGAATGAGTATCAGGCTTTAGCAATGCGGACAAATGATCGCAAAGCGACAGAAAGAATTTCGGATAAATTCGATTTGCTTAAATTTTGCAAAAATAACAATATCGCATCTGCGTTGCAAGATTATGACCTTGGCGGTATCTTTAATGCTTGCCTTGGGTTATCCGGTGAGGTTGGAGAGTTCAACGACATGATTAAAAAGTGGATTTTCCACGAGAAACAGCTTGATATTGACCACGCAAAGAAAGAAGCTGGAGATATTTGTTGGTATCTTGCAATGCTTTGCGAATCCTTCGGCTGGAGCTTGGATGAAATCATGCAAATGAACGTAGACAAGCTTAAGGCACGTTATCCGGAAGGGTTTGACATTGAAAGGGCAAACCACAGAGCGGAAGGTGATGTTTAATGGCAAGATGCAGCAATGAGTTGATGAAAACCGAGTATTCCGAAACCTTTGATGAAAAACGCAAAGGTTTGATTGAACAGTCGTATTACAAATACGGACCGGCAAGAATGAACTTCTCCACAGGGAATGTGGATGCAATCGAAAGTTTGAAAATGTGCCTTGCCAAGTTTGAAGAGACCGGAAATCTTGAATATCTGTGTGACGTTGCAAATTATGCTATGTTCCGGTTCATGTTTCCACAACAGGGCGAATACTTCAAACATACGAATTCTGATGAATCTGCCGGACTTTTCGGTATGAGCGTAAATGAAATGGAACGATTCAAACAGGAACACAGCTTCGAGGATGGGGGATATTGATATGATTTTAAAGATAATCGCAACAGCGGCAGATGCCCTCGTAATACTGGGACTTATGAGAGGACAGGTAAAACAAAAAGACAATTCAAACGCAATGGGGTATTTGCTTTCATACGCGATTTTTGCAATGAATATTATGGTCATTTGGAAATGATGGGCTATCGCCAAGCGGTAAGGCACAGGATTTTGATTCCTGCATTCCGGGTTCGAATCCCGGTAGCCTAATTGGTTGCATGCTGACGTTTCATGTAGCCACGTATGTTTTTCATATGTACTTGAACCCTTGGTTGAGTGATTCAAGCATTTGGGTTCCTCCTTTCGCCACTAGGACGATTCTGTTAATGACGGTGCGAGACCGTCCGGTGGTATTCTATCATGCATCTACCAAAGGCACATGATCGTGTAACGCATAGCACGTAAAACATATTGCTAACCGTCTTGTGGCGGTTCTGGGGAAGCGGCAACGATTGGCGGTGTTGCGGCTGACTGTAAATCAGTTCCCAAGTGGTAAACATTGTAGGTTCAATTCCTATCTTCCCCATTTAAACATGATTACCTCGGTGCAGATGGATTTTTCAATCCTGCCGAGACACATGGCAATGAGTTGTTCCAATTCGAGATATTGGATTGGCTGACAGCTTTTGCTTGAAAGTGATTTTAAGCAAGAAGATAGAAACTATCAACAATTCTGTGTGGTGTATCGTCATAGAGAAGTCAAAGGCAGAATCCTTGTGGCTGACGAATAATAGACGCTTGCTGTGCAAGAATAATCCGTTGATGTGTGTGGTGTGAGAGACCACGGACTATATGCGGAAAACTCATTAAGTCAGTTTGCCTTGAATCCGGGAAGCCGGAGTATAACACAAGAAATTCGTTAAAGTAGCGGTATGGCAGAAACAAATAAGTAAGGTTTGCTTAACAAAAACATTCTGAACGAACCGTGAAATTTGTGGGTATCAATCCCATTCGTGCTTGACAGGGGTAAGAAGCAAAGGGTCGCGCCCGGAAGCTCAGACTTATCTCCACGGTGGCTGAATATGACTGTATCTGTGATGAATAAAGGGAAACCTTAATCATGTTTATTTTGCAGTGTTCCCATAATGGAATTGGAGCCGGTTGCTATCCGGTCGGGCGATTATTCGCCTTGTAGGTTCGAATCCTACACACTGCGCTAACTTACGTCTGTCTGTTGGCCAGAAAGAGGTCTCCAAAACCTCTAACGAAAGTTCGATGCTTTCCGGGCGTGCTCGTCTTTATCTCCACTTAGTCGGGTACTACTGCAATAGTTCCGGTCGATGGGAGACTTATGGATGGTAGCGGTATTATTGGAAACAGAAAACCCTTCCGTGATTAGAAATTGCAGATTTGAAAGCGGTTGGCATGGTTTTGGCTGACAGGGTTCGATTCCCTGTGCCGCTATTTATTTAAGCAAAATGGCGTGTGAGTATGATAAAAACATTATGGAATATTTATATCAAACGAAAGACACGGAATCTCACGAGGATTCCGATTTTTGCTATGATTGGGGTGCAAAATATGACAAACTGTGTGAATTGCGGCGCACCAATCGAAACCGATAAAAAGGTGTGCCCTTATTGCAAAACTCCATATGATGTAAGCGGATTCAAGGCTGAAATAGGGGAAATGTTCGGAGAAATCACGATTGGTGGAAAAACAAGTAGAGTATATCTAGGAAATGTAGAACATAATCGTCTATTGAGAGAGCCGTATTATGATGCAAATGGTATTTTGCATCGTGAGATTCCAAAAACAATAAGAAAATTTACTTTGATTGAGGTGTGAATTATGACAAGTTGCTTGCGATGTGGAATGCTGATACTTGATTCCGAAGTTGATAACTGCCCTTATTGCAAATACCTATTTACACAGATTCCGGCAAGGAACGTTCCAGAGAGTCAGCCGGATAAGGTAGAAACGGCAATATTTGAAAACGTGGTATTTAATAAATGGGAGGGGCGGAAGAATGTGTGATTTTTGTCGGAATAAAAAGAAAATCATTGATGGTAAAGGAAATTTAGTTCTTTTTGGAGCTGAAAATAACATGATTTTCGACAATAGCGATGGAAAAGAGGTTGCAGGAGCCGTAAAAATTAATTTTTGCCCTATCTGCGGAAGAAAGTTGGTGTGATATGTGTGAATTTTGCGAGAAAAAATTTCCTATCATAACACATTATGGCAAATTTAAGATTGATAAGTTGTCAAATAAGCCTGTAATTACATGCGACTTGAATAAATGTCCGCCCTTTGCGGTGTGTAGCAGTAAAGATATGAATGTTGAAATGGTAATGAAAATAGCTTATTGCCCTATCTGTGGTAGAAAAATGGTGTAGTAATGGCAGAACCTTTAAGTAAATTAGCAGAAAAATGTAAAAGTTGCCCAAAATCTGAAAAATGTGACCATAAAAGAATGGAGTTATGCGCTTTAGCGGATTTGCCACCGCAAAATTGTGCAAGCGCTACACAAGACATTTTGATAGACAATATGGCACCTATATTGAGGGAAGAAATAAAAAGCCCTTTAAGCCCATTTCGGTACAAAGACGAATTAGAAAAAGCACTAAATGATTTGCATTTTGGAAATATGTTTATGAATGGTGCTTAGAAAGTTGGTGGAAGAATGAAACCATTAGAAGAAATATTTTTTAGAGCTTGCGTGAATGAGCAGAAAAGAAAATTGCCTTCAAGCAATCGAGAATTGAGCATAAGAACTATTGGAAATATTTTTGAAAGACTTGGATTCTCATATAAGCAGTTAATGTATTATGTCAGAAAGTGGTGTGACAAGGGATTTTATGATTACGGAGTAACACTTGACTTGGGATGGTTTGAATTTGGTAAGCTGACCGGAGAATATAAACAGGTTTATGATTCTATGACAAGTACGGACGGATGGAAAGATGGGGAGTTGGCAAATTATATTGTCAGCAATTCTTTTAATCGAAAGAGAATAACACCACTTGATATTCTATATATGTACGGATTGGTTTGAAAGCTGGTGGAATATGTGTGATTACTATGGCAATGAATCGAAACAAATAATTGATGATAGAGAGAAGGATTCTATTTTGTACATTTCCGATTCAGAAAAAGAAATGAGAATTTTTCTTGAATATCTCAAAAAGAAAATGGATAACAACGGAAAAGAATGTTTCTTAGATGGAGAACATGATATTTTAAAAACAGAAAATTACAATGTTGTCTGTAAAAGTATTCATGGTGCTATACTTGGAGTCGGATATGGGTATTGTCTACATTACTGTTTTTCGAGAAATTTTGATAAGAGTAAGTGCAACGATATGGAAAAATGCTCGACGGAAGAAATTCTTGCGCACACAAGAGAGGGTGCAAAAGAAATATCGGAACTTGATATTTTATGTATGCTAGGGTTAGTTTGAAAGGCGGTGGAATGATGAAGCAGGAAAAAGAAATTTTATGCACATGTATTAATCATGAAAATTGTCCATTAGACCCGGTTAGTTGCGGATGTTCAATAGAAACTACGACTTTTGAAGATGCTTGTATGGGTAAAAGAACATTCATTCCGGGAATCGAATGTGATAAGTGAGGGATTTATATGAAACATCAAAAAGAATGGTGTACTTGTGATCGTTGTGGTACTGAAATTAAAAAAGGAATACTTTGTGGAAATTCCATTACAAGGAATGGCATTTTAAATACCACATACGACTTGTGTTATAAATGTATGGAAGATTTTGAGGAGTTTATGAGAAATGATCAGAATTAAAGAAATGCTTCATTGTCTGCAATTAGATAGCAGAATAAGGCACAATATAAAATATGCACAAAGAGAATGGTTCTTTTCGTACTTTAAGCACTTTAGAAAAGATTTAAACATGCCATTACTCAATAGCATCAAGCAAGCAAGGGGAATATCGAAAACTATTTTAGAAAGAGGGTATATGCCAGACCTTGTACATGATTCTGTAATGCGTATTAGATATTCGAGGAGATGCAATACTCGTGTGTGCAGGGCTGCTAGGAATGATTAGAGGTTTATGAGAAATGACTGTTAATATGGGAACCAAAACCTATGAAATGAGCCGCAAGCAGACAAAAGCTATCCTTGGAACGGCTAAGAAACTTGCAAATTGCAACATATACGGCATCGAAAAAGATAATGTGGTGATTATGCTGAATGAAAAGTATGAGGAAGATATGAGCCTTAAAAAAGCCGTAGAGGAGTATAAAAAGAAAGGGTTCAAGGTGCATTGGAAATGAAAATAATCAAAGAAGGCAGCCTTAGGTACGAAAGAAAACCTTTAAAGTTTGAGTGTAAGAATTGCAAAACCGTTTTTGAAGCGGAAAAGACTGAATATGAATATTGTGGAGATCAAAGGGAAGGCGATAACTACAAGTGTGAATGCCCATTGTGCCACAAAATGGTATATTACAATTAAAAGACAACCGGCTAACAAATGGAGTTAGTCGCTACCCTAAAACAGTTATAGGCAGAGGTCAAGGCACTTCTGCTTTTGCGGAGGTGCTTTTTATTTGGCTTCAAGGCAGTTAATCAATGCAGTAAATGGATATGAAAACTACATACAGAGAAAAGGCGTTGATGAACAGGTAATAGATGCCCTTTTGAAAGCGTGCAATGTGGCAATTCGGACGGAAAAAGACGTTGACTACGGATTGACTATAACCGAAAGAACAAAGGATTTAATCAACGAATTTACGCAGAAAAATGCGGGCGGTAGCATATGGGAACTTGAACGATATGCACAGAATCACGACATTAAAGGCGGATACAAACTTGTGGATCAGTTCTATGAAGTCTTGCGGTTAGAGAGCTTTTATCGTTTTGAGAGCTTCATCTACTTTATGGAGCGCAAAAGAAATTGGAGTAAACGGTTTTATTATCCACGCCGCAAGACGCTGAATATTGTCGCCCAAGATCTTGAAGATTTGGAAAACCGGAAGATTAAATTTTACGGATTGTCAATGCCATCGCGTGTCGGTAAATCGACTATCTGTATTTTCTTTCTTGCGTGGGTAGCTTTGCGCAGACCAAACAGCCATAGTGCTATGGGTGGTCACTCTGGTATTTTGGCAAAAGGATTTTACAAGGAACTGATGAATCTTTTTACCACGGAAGAATATACCTTTGCGGAACTTTTTGCTTATTGGCATCCGGAATACGCAAACGCATCAATTCCGACAGACAAGAGCGCGGACGAATTTACGATCACGCTTGGAGATCCGGACAGATTTGCAACCGTAACGTGCCGCGGTATTGACGGAACATGGACAGGAGCAGTCGATGTTTCGAAAGACGGATATTTGTATGTCGATGACTTGGTTCGTGATCGCGAGCATTCATTAAGTCCTACTCGAATGGAAAACACATACCAAGAGTATCTAAACAAGATGGTTGACCGTAAAAATGACGGTGCAAGGGAATTGATGGTCGGTACTCTTTGGAATGTTTTAGATCCATTGGAGCGCATGAGAAAGCAATATGAGCATGATCCACAATACCGATTCCGTAAGATTCCGGCACTTAATGAAAATGACGAAAGCAATTTCGCGTATGAAATCAATGGATTTTCCACGGAATACTATCGGGATATGCGAGATAAGCTTGATAATGCCGAATGGATGGCTAAGTTTATGCAACAACCATATGTCCGCGAGGGATTGCTTTATACGGATTTGAGACTATTTAACGGAATTCTACCGGACGGAGATTTCCGGCGCATCGGAGTTGTGGATGTTGCCTGGGGCGGCGGCGATAGCTTGTCAATGCCGATTGGGGCAGAATATGAAAACGGAGATGTTTATATTTACGATTGGGTATTCAACAAAGGCCCGAAAGAGGTAACAATCCCTCTTGTTGTTGGACGAATTATCGGGAATGAGATTAGGCAGACAAGATTTGAGGGAAATACCGGAGGAGATCTGTATTGCCAATATGTAGATGAAAAGTTGCAGGAACAGGACTATAAATGCTCATGTACAAGTAGAAAAGCACCAAATAAGGTTGAGAAGTTATCGAAGATCATAGCATATTCCGGTGATGTTAAGAGAAAATTCATATTTCTTGATACGCACAGACCGACGCAGGAACAAATGAAGAAAGATTCAGATCTTGGAGTAACAAGATATTATAGAAATGACGAATATCAAGCGGCTATGGATGAACTCTCTATGTTTGTAAGTATTGGCGGTAATGAACACGACGATGCAGCAGACGGTTTAACTCAGCTTGAAATGTTTATAGATAACCCAAACAATACAGCAAAGGTAGAAGCGGCAGTAAACCCATTTAGGAGGTATTAGGATATGACAACGGACAAATATCTTTCACAAATAAATAGATGTGATCATGTTATCAAAAACAAAATGTCTGAAATTCAAAAACTTTCCAATATGGCAACTTCCATTTCCGTATCTCCCAAAGAGGTTGATGTGCAGTCTTCCGGAGATCCGGACAAAATGGGAAGTGCTGTTGCTAAAATTGCAGACCTGCAGAACGAGATAAAAGAACTTGTGTGCGAATTCGTGGATAAACGCCGGGTTATTATCGGGCAGATTGACAGTATGGAAAATACAGATGTGTATATTGTCCTGTATGCGCACTATGTTGATAATAAGGACTGGAATTTAATTTCTGTAGAAATGGGATATTCCTACAGAAATATCATGAACCTCCGAAAGAAGGCTATTCGGGAGTTTGAGAAGAAATTCGGCGGGATTTATCTTGGAAAGAGTGCATAAAAGTGCACAATAGTTCACACTCTTTCACAACATTTCCTAAAACTTGCATGGTATACTAAAAGAGTAGAAAAACAAAATCCTACAACCCCAAAAGCATATAACCCGTAAAAGACACTGTCAGAAATGGCGGTGTTTTTTATTTACAAGAAAGAGACTTATATGGAAAAAGTAACTATATATTGCCCGGATTGTGGAAGAATTGCCGGACATTATGATGGGAGATCTACGATAGATCATCCGTGTAAATGTAAAAAATGCAATCATATTGTGATTTATCGCGTGGCAACAGGCAAAATTGAAACAAAGCCGATACCAAAACGCGCTTGCAGTAGTGGAGTTTTATTTATATGAAGAACACACAGTATTTTCACGACCTTGTAAAAGGCAGATATGGAAGAAAAATTGCATATGCTAACGTAGAACAGATTACGGCAGACAATATCGTAAATGTTGTCGGAAACTGCATTGGTGCATTTTATTTCAACAAGACGATCATTCGGTATCTGTGGAACTACTACAAGGGCGATCAGCCTGTATTGTACCGAACAAAGGTGCAAAATGCGGATATAACCAATAAGGTGCCTGAAAACCATGCCTATGAGATTGTTCAATTCAAGGTTGGTCAGACTTACGGTGAGCCAATTCAGCTTATCAGTAGGAAAGACGATGATCGGATAAACAATGCAGTTGATGAATTTAACGATTATCTAACCGATGCTAATAAGCAGGAAAAGGACATTAAGGCAGGAGAGTGGCAATCAGCAACCGGAACGTCATTTAAGGCGGTGCAGATTACAAAAAATGGAGATATACCATTTAGAATTGTTGCACCGACACCAATGAATACGTTTGTTATCTACAGCCGTTCCACAGAAGAACCACTTTTAGCAATCCAAGAACTTAAGGATGCTGATGGACAGATGTATAAACTCTGCTATACGGACTCTTACGAATGCAAGATTGTGAACGGAGAGGTTCGAGATTGGAAACTGCATGGCTTTGGTGGAATCCCGATTGTTGAGTTTCCGAACAACCATGAGCGCATTTCTGATATTGAGCTTGTGATCGGACTATTGGATGCAATCAATACAATGCAGTCAAACCGAATGGATGGCGTTGAGCAGTTTGTTCAGTTTTGGATAAAGTTTGTAAATTGCGACATTGACCCGGAAACCTTTGAAAAAATGAAGATTTCCCATGCGCTGACGGTAAAATCCAATAATGAGCAGAATAAATCAGATGTTGACATTATGACACAGGAGCTGAATCAGACAGAGTGCCAAGTCGCAAAGGATGATTTATGGGATAATGCGCAGTCCATTCTTGCCATACCGAATAAGAACAACAATAATTCCGGTGGAGATACACAGGGAGCGGTTGAACTTAGAAACGGATGGGATTTCTCAAAGTCGAGAGCCAAACTGAAAGACCCAATTGTAAAGTCGGCTGAAAAAAGACTTGCGAAAGTTGTTTTGAATGTGATTCGTATACAGGATCACGATTTGGGATTGAGTTTGCGTGACTTCGATGTTCAGATTAACCATAGTCCACAAGACAATATGTATACCAAGTCACAGACATTATATCAGCTTTTACAAGCCGGTATTCATCCACTCGTTGCAATTAAATCTGTCGGACTTTGGGGAGATGCGGAAAAGACATTCCTGTTGTCAAAACCATACTTGGATAATCTGTGGAAAACCATTGATGATGTAGAAGCACAGGAACAGAAAGCACAAGAATTGATAAATAAAATGAATACAGATGGCACACAGAGCCAGACAAACAAGGATAAGACAGTCACCGAGTAATCGGTGGCTGTTTTTATTTTATAAAAATTCGCAAAGTTGTGAGCGTAAAAATCAGCAATGTCGTTCGGTGTCGTTGCACCGTATAAAAATTCGTATGACATATCGGAGGTAATGAATGAAGAGAGAAGATCTGATTGCTATGGGATTAAGTGAGGAAAACGCGGACAAGATCATGGCAGATTACGGAAGTTCCGTACAGAAAGCCAAAGCAAAGGCTGACGAGTACAAGACAAAGGCTGACAAAGCAGAAGAGTTGCAGAAGCAGCTCGATGATATCGAACAGGGAAAGCTCACGGAAGTAGAGCAGGCAAATAAGAACCTCGAAAAAGCCAATGCGAGAATCGCGGAACTTGAAAAAGCGCAGGCAATAGCCACGCAGAGAGCCGATGCCGCATCTAAATTTAATGTTACCGCAGAGCAGGCAGCGCAAATTGTAAAAGACGATGGCAGCTTTGATTATGACGTTCTTGGAAAGATTATCTCTGAAAAAGAGACCGCCGCAGCACAAGCCAAGGAGCAGGAGATTGCAAAAGGCAGTACGAATCCGGGAGGTGGCACGGCTGGCGGCGATAAAGCCGGTACAGATAATAAGACAAATGCTGAAAAGATAGCAGAAAGCCTTATATCTAACGCACCTAAGAACAATGACGTTTTATCACATTACATTCAGCAATAACAGGAGGTAAGAAATGGCAAAGGAAATGAATATGCAGTATGAAAAGACTTTATACGCAGGAGATGTTCAGATTTTAAAGAGAGAGCCTAATGAAGCAATCCCATTAACACTTGATTTTGATGGCGTGACAACTAAAAACGCACAGGGCAAGAAGATTGTCAAAGCAGGTACTCCAATCGGAGCAAATGGCAAGGCTGACAATACGGCTACGGTAGTGGGTATTTTGAGATTTGATGTAACAGAGGACAGGCCACAAGGAGTGCTGCTTAAGAAAGCATATCTTAACACGAAAGTAGCAGAAGCGCATTCCGGCGTTACATATGACGCAGAAGTTAAGACAGCTCTTCCAATGATTGTATTTGAATAATAACAGGAGGTAAATAGATGTTAATTAATGAAGTATTAGACAGTAAGTCTATCGCATTATCGGCAACAGAAAACGCTAGTAATCAGATACCTTATCTTGGTTTACAGTGGTTTCCAGAAAGAAAGAAGCAGGGACTTGATTTAAGTTGGATTAAGACACACAAGGGTTTGCCGGTTTCACTTGCGCCATCTAATTTTGACACAATCCCAACTCTTAGAGCTAGAGGCGGATTAAGTAAGGAAAAAACACAGATGGCATTTTTCCGCGAGGGAATGACAGTTGGTGAAGAGGAAATGCTTGAAATCGAGCGTATTCAATCAGAAGACGACCCTTACCTTGCAAGTGCTTTATCAAGTGTATATGACGACACTAACAACCTCGTAAGCGGCGCAGAAGTTGTACCGGAGCGCATGAGAATGTCACTTCTTTCTACAAATGCAGGTCATCCGGTAATTGCTATTGTAAGTGATGGCGTTCAGTACGCTTATGATTACGATAAGGATGGCTCATACGCAAAAGACCATTACGCAAAGTTATCCGGCACAAGCATGTGGAGCGATACAGCTAATTCAAAGCCACTTACAGACCTTAACAATGCAAGAAAGAAGTTACAGAAGCAGGGTAAGATTGCTAGATACGCACTTATGAACAGCAATACATTCCAATATCTGCTTGACAATGCACAAATAAGAAACTCAATTCTTGCACAGAACCTTACAGCAACTATTGAGGTTGACGATGATACTGTTATTTCGGTGGTACAGAAGAGGGCGAAGCTCACTATCGTACTTTACGATAAGATGTACATTGATGATGATGGCAAAGAGCAGTACTTCTACCCGGATAACAAGGTTACACTTCTTCCAGAAGGCAGCCTTGGAAGCACTTGGTTTGGCACTACACCGGAAGAAAGAACTGCAAGACAGGTAGCTGATGTTGATGTAACAACATATGGTGTAGGTATTACAGTCGCTACAAAGACAGAGTATGGACCACCTATGAAGATGTCAACATTTGCATCTGAGGTTGTACTTCCATCATACGAGAATATGGATAGCACATTCGTATATGAGGTTCATAGCGAAGAGTAGGGGGTGCAACTATGAAATATCCATATATAGTGATTCATAATGGTAAATGGTACAACGCAGGAGAAGAGGTGCCGGAGAGTAATTCTTCGGCATCTTCCGTTGGGTATACAAAGACCGAAATCAACAGAATGAGTACCGCAGACTTGCAAAAACTTGCCGCGGAGCAGGGAATTGAAAATGCACAAGCAACAAGCGGTGCGGAACTGAAAGAAATTCTGATTGCAAAATTTAATCTGTAAGAGGTTAGTTTCATGGAATTAAAAGATACAGTTGAAATGATGAATAGTTCCGATTATAAGGAGCGTTTTAGAGCGGAATATCAGCAGGTTGTTATTCGCTATCAGAAATTAAAGGCTATGCTTGAAAAGTGGGATGCTGGAAAACTTGATTTTGAACCTACATGTCCTAGAAGCACTTACAATATGCAGATTAAGGCAATGACTGACTATATTGCAGTACTTGAAGCAAGAGCAGTTATGGAAAGTGTAGAGTTGTAGGAGGAAATGCTTTATGTCATACACACTTGTCGAACAGGTAAAGATTCGCTTAAAACAATTTCATATAGAAGAGGTAGAGGACGAAGCGACCGGGGAGAAGTCCGATAAAGTTGTGTTTGATGAAAAAGAATGTAACCCTTTGATTGAACAGCTTTTAGAGCAGGCAAGAAAAGAGATTATCAGCAGACGGAACTATCCGGACACATACACGCAAGACCAGATTGACAGTGATGTTAAGAACTATGAAAACATTATGGTCAATTTGGCAGTGTACGACCGGTCACAGGCAGGAGAAGCATACATGGCAAGTTTCTCCGAAAACGGCGTGAGCAGGACATGGAAAGACCGTGAAAGCCTTTTTGCTGGTGTATTTCCGTTTGTTAAAGCTATGTAAATATCGCCTATAGGGCATTAAAGAAGATTGAGCGTGACCATTATGGTTGCAGGCGGCGCACATTAAGCGGTGGTGGGCAGTGCGTCAAAAGGAGATTCAAATGAAAAGTATTTTGATTCAAACTTATCTTGTGGCACTGCCAATAGTGCTTGGATATATAGTTTGGCTTCTTAAACAGCAAAAGAAAAGCAGGGATGCGAACAGCAAAGGAACAATGCTCCTTTTGCGCGTCCAGCTTATTGAATACCATGCAAAGTACACCAGAATCGGAGAAATACCGTCATATGCCTATCAAAACTTCTGTGAGATGTATGATGCGTACCATGCGTTAGGTGGAAATGGAATGGTTACGAAAATGAAACATGAGATTGAAGAGATTCATATAGGGAAAGGAGATAAAAGCCATGAGGAATTGGAAGGATTGGACTAAGAAAGCCGGCATCCGAGCAATCAAGACTGTTGCGCAGGCAGCGATTGCCGGAATCGGAACGGCGGCATTTATGGGCGCGGTGGATTGGAAATATGTTCTTTCTGCATCAGTCCTTGCCGGAGTGTTATCGCTTCTGACAAGTGTTGCCGGAATCCCAGAGGAAAACACCAATGCTTGACATTAACAAGCAGGAAATGAAATATTCGCAATCCGGTCAGAGGGTATTCATTCCACAAACTGACGAAAATGGAGATATTGTCTATGAAGGGTACAAGGATTCCGATGGAAACTTTGTACCTTATTTAGATTCCGAAGGCAACAAGATTCCAAAAGGCGAGGAAGTTGAAGGGTTTTCAGAACCTACGACATTCCAAGCCAATATCAGCAATAAGCTGTCGGAAGCCCTTGTGAAAGAATTTGGAATTGATGATAGTACATCATACTGTCAGCTTGTCACGGATAAAGGATATTTGCCACTGAAAGCCGGTGATGTGGTGTGGAAACATTCGGAGGTCAAACGCACTGATGATGGACTTGTGGATTCAGAAACCGCAGATTACATCGTAAAAGGCGTTGCAGACGAAGGACTGACCACGGATTTGTTTCTTCTTCGGAAGAATATTAAGTAGGTGATTGCGTGGCAAAGAAAACTATTCCAATGACACTATCCACTAAGTCCATACAAGCCGCCATAAAGGAATTAGAAAAGTACCGCGATAGTTTACAGGCTAAATGCGATTTACTTGTTTCTAGGCTTGCACAGGAAGGTCAGACGGTGGCAATAAAACAAATATCGAAATCTCCAATCGGAAACACGATAACGGTAAGGGTAGATAAAGCACCACAGTTAATGACCTCAAACGCGATTCTGATTGCAACCGGAAAAACGGTAACGGCAGAAGATAGAGAACCGTTCTATACTTTGTTGGCGGTAGAGTTTGGAGCCGGTATTTTTTACAACTCCAAAGAGAACCCGAAAGCACCAGAACTTGGATTCGGTGTCGGCACGTATCCGGGGCAAATACACGCTTTTGAAGATGGTTGGTACTATTGGGACGATAAGACCGAAACATGGCGTTATACCCACGGTATCAAAGCCACAATGCCTATGTACAATGCGGAACAACAGATTATTCAACAGTATGTAAAGATTGCAAGGGAGGTATTCGGTGGAAAATGATTTAAATGGGTGGGCGATTTATTTTGAAGATACCGTTTACCGATTGCTGAAAGTTTACATGGAAAGCAAAGAAAGCGGAATCAAGGTAACACAGGACGAGGAATCAAACGGAACGCCTGTTTTTCCAACACTTCTTATACAACAGATTGGATTCACAGAAGCTGGGAGAGATACGGAGTCCTATTTTATTAACGCAATTCGCCCGACATTTCAAATTACAATAACGAATAAAGGGAAAAGAGAAAAGATTAAGGACATTGCAGAGTGTGCAGTGTCCTTTTTTAAATCAAAAAATTTTGATGTGTCAAATGCTGTGTTCACGATTTCCAAACAAGTGCGCACGGCAACTTTTCGCGTATCGCGAATTATTGGAGCGTATGAAAATTTAGCATAGCCGCAAGGCAGAAAGGAAGCAGAAAATCATGGCATCAACAAGTTATAAGTCGCGTGTGATTATTAAAGAGCACACAGCGGAACAAGCCGACTTTGCAGGGACTTACAACCTTTTACTTGCTGCAAAGTCTATTCCATCTCCGGCATCTCCACCAAACACGGTTGAGTCAACCACGATGGAAGACCCACAGCAGACATTTGAGAAAGGTATTAAGACAGCGGATTCCCGGGAAATCACCGGAAACCTTGCAAAAGAATATCTGGAAAACATCGAAAAGCTGGGAGATAAAAAGGTTGACATTATCCACCTGTACGGTACAGATGGAATCGGTGGCGTGGCAAAATACGCATACACCGGAACTGTTACCGCGACACCGAATGATGTAGGCGGTGTAGATGAAATCCTTGAAATGACCGCAACTGTTATTCCGAGCACGGCATCAGAGCTTGTTACGGATAAGCTGAAAGTCGTTGATAACAACGATGGAACATTCACTGTAACAGTGGTGGGGTAAAAAGCCTATCGGACGAGCAATCGACCGCACCGGTAGGCGAGGATGATCGGTCGATAGCAGAACTTGAAGCAATAAGATAAGCAACAATGGGGCGGTGGCAACACTGCCCCTTGCCAATATAGGGCAGAAAGGCAAGGTAAAACATGAAAGTTAAATTAGGTGGAAAAGAATATACAATTCAGTTTGCAACAAGACCATCGTTAAAATCACATATCTTACAGGATATTATGAAGACACAGGACATGGAAGATATTTCTTCTATGGAAGATATTCTTCTTGAAACACTTCCTAAGACGCTTCTTGTGGGATTGCAGATGCATCACAATGAAGAATTTGGATATGATTACAAAACAAACGATGGTTACGATGAGAAGCTTGAGAAGGTGTCCGACATTCTCTATGATGCGATTGACACAAACGAGATTAACTGCATGGATTTATTCGCTGATATGCAGGAGGAAATGATGACAAACGGTTTTTTAGCGCAGATGATGGAGTCGTTGGAGAGAGCGCAGGAGCAGGAGAAAGAGAAGAAAAAGACCCCATCCAAAGCGAAAGTCAAGAATTAACATGGGAATATTACGTTGCGGAAATCCGTCCGTTTTACCTTATGGTAACGAAAGGCTACGGATTTTCCATTGATGATATAGATATGATGAATCCAGAGTTGCTTAAGCCTTATGTGGATGCATATAAGGCAGAATGGAAGCAACGCGACATGGAAATGTATATGTGGTTCGGAAGATATGCAACGTCAGCACTTGTGACAGCAATAGACGCGACATTCGGTAAGGGTAATAGTAAGTACGTGAAAGAAACTTGCTATGATTCCATCGAAAAGCATAATACGGACGATCCCGATGCTGAGATACGAGAAATGCTTAAGGCGGAAGAAGCATGGGCGGCTGAATCAAGGAAATCACATTTGCCAAAGCCAAAGATAGTTTAAGAAAAGAGGTATTGCTATGGCAGTAATTATCGGAAGTGCGAGACACGATGAACACGGAAATTGCTATTCTGGTGGAAAAGCCGGAGACCAGACCGGACAGGAAGTGTCTACGCAGAAGTTTTACAACCATTCTAAGGGATGGTACGTGCTAAGGGCGAAGGACGATAGGGTTGCGGAGAAGTTAGCCGAAGCTATGCAGATTGCATCTGACAATAAAAATATCGGCTATGACCAATCGGAACGCTACGGAGTCATTAAACATGGCATCAACACAAAGGTCAAGACGGAATGCGATTGTTCTTCCCTTGTGCGCGCCTGTATTATTTATGCGTCCGGTAAGGATGTTGGGGATTTCAATACATCTAATGAACGACCGGTAATTTTGAAATCCGGTTTGTTTGATGATATGGGTTCTTATCATGCCGGTTTTATTCTTCGCAACGGAGATATTCTTGTGACACGCACAAAAGGTCATACAGTGATTGTTGTAAGCGGTGCGAAGAAAAGCAAAGCCAAGTATTATCAGAAGTATACCGGAAATTCCGGTTCAATAGTCGAAGCATTAAAAGCGGTTGGAGAAGATGATGTATCGAAAGAACATCGCGCGGAAATCGCAAAAAAGAACGGATTTTCCAATTTTAAGTTTACATCAGAGGAAAATTCAAAAATGCTTTCTCTTCTGAAAAAGGGAAAACTGAAAAAGTAATTCAAGGGCGGTAGGGGTCAAATCCTACTGCCTTTTTCTTATGCAGAAAGTTGGTGGATAAATGGAATTAGAGTCTCTTGAAATAAAAATCCAAGCACAGGCACAGCAGGCAAGTGGTCAGATAGATGCGCTTGTGACAAGGCTTGGGAGATTATCTTCCGCGCTTTCTGGACTTAGTACCGGGAATCTGAATAGTCTTTCCACAGGGGTAAGCCGACTTGCAGGGGCAATGACGGCAATGCGTGGAATTGATACACGGACTTTTTCTGCGGTTGCAAGAAATGTAAGCAAATTAGGCTCTATCAACAGCAGACAGATTAATGCTGCGGCTGGTTCTATGCGTCAGATTTCCAATGCGGTAAAAGGGATTTCTGGAATGTCGGCATCTGTTAAGGGTCTGACCGACCTTGCATCTGCAATCAAACAGCTTGGCTACCAGAGTTCCACCAAGGCGATTGAAAATATCCCGAAACTTGCCACGGCAATGCGACAGCTTATGTCCGAACTGTCGAAAGCCCCTAGTGTAAGCCGGAATATTATTGACATGACAAATGCATTGGCAAAATTATCACGTACCGGTGGAGCGGCAGGAACAGCGGCAAAAAGCATAACAAGCTCATTTAGCGGATTTAGTTCCGGTGCTTCTGCGGTTACCAAGAAGTCGTTTTCTCTTGCGTCTGCAATCGGAAAAGTGTATGCAACGTATTGGGCTTTATTTCGCGGATTTAGGCTACTTGGAGACGCTATTGACATATCATCCTCACTGACAGAGGTTGAGAACGTTGTAAGGCAGACATTCGGGCAGTATGAAAGCCTAATTAACAATTTCGCAAAAACATCAATTGAAAAATTTGGTATGTCTGAATTGTCCGCGAAACAGTTTGCAAGCCGTTTCCAAGCAATGGGAACTGCCCTTGATATTCCACAGGGGAAAATGGCAGATATGTCTATCCGGTTGACCGAATTAGCCGGAGATATGGCTTCATTCTACGATGTGAGTCAAGAAGATATTGCCAAGAGTCTTCAATCTGTATTTTCCGGTACTACGGCACCTATGCGGCGTTATGGTATCGACTTGACACAGGCAACATTAAAGGAATGGGCGTTAAAACAAGGACTTGATGCAAACGTTTCCTCAATGACACAGGCTGAAAAAGCCATGTTGCGTTATCAGTATGTGCTTGCGCATACAACCAATATCACCGGAGATTTCGCACGTACAGCCGATACATGGCATAACCAGATAACCATGCTTAAAGAGAACTTCAAAGCACTTGGAGCGGTTGTTGGTGGTGGTTTAATCAATGCATTCAAGCCATTTATCAAGGTACTTAATTCAGTTCTGCAAAAGGTTATTTCCTTCGCAGAGATGGTAACAAATGCTTTAGGTTCTATCTTCGGATGGAAGTATGAAGCAAGCAAAGGGGCAGGAATCAGCGGTCTTGCTGATGATATTGGAAGCGCATCTGACGGCATGGACGATTTAAGCAATGCCGCAGGAAACGCAGGGAAAAACACGGGTGGTATCGCAAAAAATGCCAAGAAAGCAAAAAAGGAAATCCAACAGGCAACTCGTGCATTTGATGAGTTGAAAGTTATTTCGAAACAGAGTAAAGATAATACTTCCGGTTCTGGAAGCGGTGGAAGTGGTGGCGGTTCTGGTTTCGGTGGTTCTGGTGGTGGGGATACCGGAAAACTGGTTAAGACAGACACAATTTACAAGGATTTCGTAAGCAACATCAAAGACCTTGAACAGTTGGGAGAGTCTATTTCCGGTGCTTTAATTAACGCAATGAAAAAAATTAAATGGGAAAAAGTGTATGCAAAAGCTGAAGGTTTTGGAAGGGGATTAGCCAAATTCCTTAACGGACTATTTAAAGGGCAAAAAGGAACAACGCTTTTCGGAGAAACCGGAAAACTGATCGCAAATTCATTAAACACGGTGCTTCATGGATTGGATTCGTTTGGAACGACATTTAATTGGAAGCAATTTGGAAATTCAATCGCAGACGGAATAAACAAGTTTTTCCAAAACTTTGACTTTGCATTATTGGCTAAAACGCTTAATTCGTGGGCGCAGGGCGCGTTTGATACAGTTACGACAGCATTAAGTAAAATTTCATGGAAGGATGTATGGAACGGAGCAAAGGAGTTTTTAAGCAACCTAGATGTAAAAACAGTTGGAATCATAATCGGTGCGCTGACAATCAAAAAAATTCTTGGATTACATCTTGCAAAAACCGCACTTGATATAATCGGAACTTCCATTTCAAAAGCAATAGCTGGTTCACTTGCATCAAGGCTTGGCGTTGAAATTGCGGCAAATGAGGGAATCTCGGCAGTATTGTCTACCGCTTTGTCAAAAAAAATAGGCGGGGCGTTTGCTACACTTGGAACAACTGTTTCAGCTGGTGTCAAAGCTTTATTCGGTAGCGGTGCGGCAGAGAGCGCACTTTCTTTTATCAGCCCGGTAGCAAAAGCTATAACCGGGATTGGCTCTGTTGCGATTGGCGCATTTACTGCAATATCAAACTTTGTGACCATGTTAAAGAACGGATTCAGTTGGCTTAATGAAGCACTTATGCTTGTCGGAGTTACGATTACGGCAGTCGGAGCGGTTATTTTAGGGGTAGCGGCAGCACCTGCAGCGATTACCGCAGGAATAGTAGCCGGTGTTGCAACGGCGGCTGTAGTAGTCAAGGATCATTGGAAAGAAATAAAAGGAATTTTCTCAAAAGCAGGAGATTGGTTTAATACTAATGTGATTAAGCCAATAAGCGGTTTTTTTAAGGGATTATGGGAATCTGTTTCCGGTTTTTTCTCTTCTTTATGGAAAGATATATCCGGTGTATGGAAAACAGTTTCTGGATGGTTCAATACTAATGTTATAACTCCTATTGTTTCATTTTTCCAAGGATTTTCGAAAAGAGTTGGTCAAATCTTTGAAGGATTGTGGATCATTGTCAAGGCTGTATGGATTGTTGTTTCTGATTGGTTTAAATCAAAGGTAATAGAGCCAATAAAGAAGAATTTTGAATTATTGAAATCGGCAGTATCAACTGCATTCAAGGTTCTATGGACAACTGTAAAATCGGTATGGGCGGTGGTTTCCGGTTGGTTTAAGGAGCATGTTACAACACCTATCAAGAATGCTTTTAGCTCAGCAAAAGAATCTATTCAGAAAGCTTTTAGCGCGGCAAAGACAGCGGTAACCGGGGCGTGGAATAGTGTTTCTAGTTGGTTTAAAGAACATGTAACCACCCCGATAAAAAATGCTTTCTCGAAGATGAAAGAAAGTGTAGCTAAAATATTCAGCAAATTATGGAATAGCGTGAAAAGTGGCGTTGCCGGGGCAATGAACACCGTAATTTCAAGAATTGAAACAGCAATAAATTCATTGATCGGTGGAGTGAATACCGTTTTGAGAGGGTTCAACAGTGTTGTTTCTGCGGCGGCTAAAGTAGCAAAGGTAAAGTGGAGCGGAGTCGATCTTGTGCCGAAAGTGAGCCTACCTAAAGTAAAGGCATATGCAACAGGCGGCTTCATGGACAAATATAGCATAGCAACTGTTGGAGAAAACGGGCTTCCGGAACTTATGGGAACGGTCGGAGGTAAGCCGGCGGTTGCAGGAAGCCAAGAGATTACCGGAATCAAAGATGCCATCAATTCAACATCTGCGCAAGAGGTTTCCTTACTGCGACAACAAAATCAGCTATTACAAGCTATTTTACAGAAAAATTTTGGAATTACTACAAACGACATAGGAAAAGCCGCAAGGGATTATGGTAGAGAACATTACAATCGAACCGGAGACAATGTATATGTTTTTTAGTGACTTCTATAATTGAACGTGATATAATTCTAAATAAATCATATCACAAGAAAGGAGTCATTATGAGAAGTACAAAAAAATTATTAGTAGCGATGGGGTTGGCATTTGCCGTTTTGGCTTCGGCTATGCCAATCCAAAATGCAGATGGGAAACAGATTGTTGCACAGGCGGCAACTATTAAATTAAGCAGAAAGACTCTTAATTTAAAAATTGGAGAATCCGCAACATTAAAGATAAGCGGAATGAGGAAAACTGCTAAATGGAGTAGTGGCAATAAATATGTTGCTTCTGTAAACAAGTCTGGAAAGGTTCTGGCGGTTGGAGAAGGAACAACGTACGTAAAAGCAAAAATTGCAAAGAAAACGCTTTCTTGCAAAGTTACCGTCACTTCTTCCTTTAATGCGAACAAGGTAAAGAAAAACATCTCAATTGAATACCAAGATAGTGGTCATGGAGTTGTTGCTATCTTGAAAAACAACAACAAGGTAAATGTTGATCTGGACGCAAAACTTGTATACTACAAAAACGGTAAAATGCTGGATAGCAAAAGCGATTGTAACAGAGCTTTTGAATCCGGTAAGGAATGTGTTCTTTATTTTGACGCACCGATCGATTCTGATTATAACGATGTTTCTTATGATAACTATAAAATGTCGTTGAGTGTTGATGAAGCAACAAATGCTGTTTGTGATGTTCGCAATATAATGGTTCAATCGGACATTGGAGCAGATAATGTTACGGTTGAAGCTACAAACGATTCCGGAAAAGATTTTTCATTTGTAAAAATTTCTTGCGTAATGTATGATGCATCTGGCAACTTGATCAAATATGATTATCATTATGCAGAATGTGAAAAGAATGGAGACACCGATTATTTCTCGTTTAGTTTTCCGTACGATTCAAATTACGATACGATCTATCCGAGCAGTTATAAGATATATGTTGATGAAGCATATACATATACTTGGTTGCAGTAAAGATTAAAAAATGAATGACACTTAAGCCGTGGAAACACGGCTTATTTTAATTCCAAAATCGGATTGACACAAAATCAAAAATAGTCTATCCTTATTACTAAGGAAACAACCTTATCCGTGAAGAAGCGGATTACTTACTCGAACGCCATACTGTACGAAAGAGGAAACCAATGTGATTTCACAAGCGGTTTCCTCTTTTTTATTCAGATAAAAATGTATGGAGGTAGGCACGAATGAAAAAATCACAACTTATGCTTAAGATTCAAAATGGCATTGAGGTATTTGAGAATCCAATATTCGGACAGATCAGAATGGTCATGGTCGATGATGAACCGATGTTTTGCCTTGTTGATGTTTGCAGGGCATTGGAAATTAAAAATGCTACAGACGTAGCAAAAAGGCTTGATGAAGATGAACTGACTAGATTAAATCTAGGCGGTCGTGCAGGAGAATCAAATTTCATTACAGAGAGCGGCTTATATGCGGTTATCGTTCGGAGCGACAAGCCGAATGCCAGGAAGTTCCGCAAGTGGGTAACATCAGATGTTCTCCCTACAATCCGTAAAACAGGTGGGTATGTCAATAATGATGAATTATTTATTTCCACTTACCTGCCATATGCAGATGAAAACACTAAGCTGATATTTTCACAGACATTAAAAACTGTTAGGGAGCAGAACGAAACCATTAAAAGGCAGCAGAAAGAAATCATCCATAAGGAAGATGTTATTATCGGACTTGTTGATGATATTGACTTGGCAACTAAGAGACAGCGGATAACGCAGATTGTCCGTTTCGGTGCCGATGGAAAGTATCAAGAACGCTATTCGTTGCTTTATGGAGAATTTGAAAGGAAATATCACTGCAACCTTAAATCAAGGATGGAAGGGTGCACGCTCAAGCCAAAAGTAAGAAACAAGATGGATTATATCGACAGGGAAATGGGAATGATTCCGCAGTTGTACGAAATCGCTTGCAAACTTTTTGAAAACGATGTAGAAAAGCTGAAATCTGAATGGGAATCAGTAGTAGCTTAAAATTTAATCAAATGGATAGCATCTACCAAACGGTAGGTGCTATTTTTATACCCATTTTTAGGAGGTAAACGATGGGATATGGCGGATATTTAGTAAAGTTTGGGAATTATACCATACCGAACAATTTAATAAAGCAGGACACGTTTAGTTCCTATGTAAATATGCAGGACAAAGACCCTTGGACGGATGAAAACGGATATGAGCATCGTGATGCCGTGGAACTGAAAGCCCTAAAGGTTGAGTTTGAAACCAAAGCCATGCTGACCGAAAAGCAGTTTGATGATTTTTGGAAGAATATTGAGAAGAACTATATCAAGGCAAAGGAGCGCGGTGGCTATATCACGGCATACGTGCCGGAGAAACGCGGATATGTGACGCAGTACGGATATATCGCTGATATTCAGCCTACGTTCTATTCTGTGGCGAATGGGAAGATTAAGTACGACCCAATAAAATTTTCGTTTGTAGGTGGCGTGTATGATAAATAGTAGTTTGAAAGAAAAGTATTGGGATTCAGCGACAGACAAGCAGATGGTCATATCTGTTGTTGGAACGAATCAGAAGATAGACAATTCGATGCTTGAAATCGGCACGTTTTCGCTTGAAGAAAGTCTTTGTTCGGAATCTGAATTAAAGTTTGGAGCGTGCGAAGCGAATTGTGTAAAATTCACGGCACGAAACACCGCAGGAAACATTATTGGAAAAACAATTTCTATCGAAGAAACGATTGGCGGAGATAGCCAAAATCCGATGCCATACGGAGTTTTTAAGGTTGCATCCGATGTTCCTACGGCTGGCCGAACAAAACGGCAGATTACGGCATATGACGCTATGTATGACATTATCAATACAGATGTAAAGTCTTGGTATGCAGGACTTAGCTTTCCAATGACACTTAAGCAGTTTCGTGATAGCTTCTTTGCACATCTTGGAATTGCGCAAGTCGAAACGAGCCTTGTCAATGATTCCATGACGGTCAATAAGACGATTGTAGCCACACAGACGGACGATTCAAGTGCAGTCACAGAAGAATCCGCTATCAGCGGAAAAACCGTTGTAACGGCAATATGCGAGATTAACGGATGCTTTGGAAACATCAACCGGAATGGCAAGTTTGAGTATGTCTTTCTGAAAAAAATCGTAAGCGCACTTTATCCGGCAGAAGATTTATTTCCGGCAGACAATTTATTTCCGTCTGATGCAAATACAGAGTCTATGACCGGACACTATATCACGTTCGATTATGAGGATTTCCAAAGCAAGGCAATCACACAGCTTGAAATCAAGACAAGTGAAGATAATGCCGGTGCTATTGTTGGAACTGCCGGAAACAACTATTCGATTACAGGAAATTTTCTTGTATCGGACAAGACCGGAGCGGAACTTGCGCAGATTGCAAATAACCTATTGCCGATTATGAAACAGGCGGTATATACACCGATTAAAAGTTGCACTTGTGTCGGAAACCCATGTCTGACGCTTGGCGAACCAATCCGGTTCAATACCACAAGAGAAATTGTCGAAACGTATCTATTGCAACGCACCCTAACCGGAGTGCAAAGCAAGAGAGATTCAATCTCGGCACAGGGCACGCAGACACACTCTGCAAAGGTTAATTCTATCAGAGACACGATTGAAAGTGTGGAAAGACGTACCGGAAAGTTAGAAAGGAACGCAGACCATCTTCAATCCACGTATGAGGATTTAGAAGAACAGACAAACTCTAAGTTTGAGCAGACCGCAAAAAGCATTTCCGCAGAAGTCGATCGTGCACAAAAAGCGGAAGGGCAATTAGACGCATCATTGGAATTGAAGCTGGGTAGGGATGAGAATGACCAAGTTATTTCGATGATCAATGCAAGCGCTGACCAGATTATGCTTCGTGGAAACAGGCTCATAATTGAAAGTAATAACTTCCAGCTTGACGGGAATGGACGAGTGTCAATTATTGATTCTCTGAATTTTATTGCAACGTCTCTTGGCGATGACATTGTAATTATTGGACTCGATGCAAGAGGAAGGCCAATGCTGCAAAACATACGCATTGACCTAAACTCTGTAACAGATCAAAATGGGGAAGCCATAGGGGATCATGCAAGTACGGCTGATCATGCGACAACCGCAGACTCTGCAACAACTGCAGAAAGTGCAAGGCAGTGTATAATGGCATCAACCGCGCATTATTTGCAAGGTATTGGACTATCCGATTATGTACGAATTTCAGGCAACGGAAATTTAATCCCAAGTTCTAGTTCTGTGTACTGTGGAACTAACCCCAATCCATTTGCCGGAGGGTATTCTTCCGGTGGTTGGAAAACAACGTCTGATGGCAGAAAGAAAAAGGATTTTCGAAAACTGTTAGAGGATGATCGGTTTGAGAGATTTTTTGAGTTGCTGCAACCGATGGAATATCGGCTCATAGAAAATGATGAAAAAATGCACATGGGATTTGTTGCACAGGATGTCGAACAGGCAATGAAGGATTGTGACATATCTGAAAATGAGTTTTACGGACTGGAACATGCGGTATTCTCCGAAAAAGATTTTGAATCTAATGAGGAATGGGAAAAATTCTTAGAGCAGAATGGTGGAGCAAATGATATGTATACATTGTGCTACCAAGAGTTTATCGCTTTAAACACTGCCATGATACAGAAATTGCAGAACAGGTGTAACGATTTTGAACACAGACTATCCGCAATAGAAAGGAGTGTGAGCCATGCAGAAAATATATAGTCGTATCAAATGGGAGAATCTTCCCAGCGAAAAAACAGCGGTAAATGAATCTAATCTTAACAAGATGGACTTGGCAGTTGACAATCTGGATGATCGTGTGGTTGCTATGGATGCGTCTAAGGTTGATTTGGCAAAGGCAAATGAGCTTGTAAAAGAAATTCTGTGGGATGAATCAAACGGAACACTGACGGTGGTTAAGATGAACGGTTCCAAGGCGGTCATTGATACCAAGTTGGAGAAGCTGGCAGTCAACTTCACATACAATCCGCAGACACAACAGTTGGTAATCACGTTGGATGATGGCACAACGCAGAATGTTGATTTGTCCGCTCTGATCACGCAGTATGAATTTATAGATAGCAATACCATTGCATTTGAAATTAGCAGTGACGGTAAGGTGTCCGCAATCGTGAAAGAGGGAAGTATCCAAGAAAAGCATCTGCGCCCAGATTATCTTGCAGATATTAAAGTGGAATCTGCCAAGGCGGTAGCATCTGCCAAAAGCGCAGGGGTGTCCGAAACCAACGCGGCAAAATCTGCCACAGACGCAAAGGACAGCGCAGACCGGGTACAGGGAATCGAAGACGAGATTAACAAGAAACTCGCAATAACAGAATTTGATGTGAATGAGGATGGGGAGTTGATTTACACGGACAATGCGGCATATAACTTTGTTGTTGACAATGACGGAAATTTGAATTGGGAGGTGGCTTAGAATGGCTATAGCAGGAAGAGTAGCAATTGTGCCAAAGGATGACTATGACGCATCCTTGATTTACAAACGGTTGGATGCAGTAATGCATAACAACACGCTTTACATTGCGAAAAAGAATGTTCCGGCAGGGAAAGTACCTGGAGCAGATACAAAAGACTATTGGATGAGCGGACCATCCGCAGGAGCAAGTAAACCAGCGACAACCACATCTAACGGTCTAATGTCCGCAACCGACAAAAAAGCAATTGAGGTTTTGAAAAAACCGCTGGCTACTTGCGCGACCGGTCGAGCTACGGCGGCTAAAGTTGCAACATTGGCAAACTTTGTATTACAAGTCGGTACGAGCATTGCGGTTAAATTTACGGATACGGTGGGCACAGCAAATCCAACAACCGAGACCCTTACACTTAATGTAAATGGCACCGGGGCGAAAACTATAGGATATTTTCGAAACGGGAATAAGGCGGCTATTTCTTATGTAAGAGGAAATTTCTTCTATAATAATGCGACCCATATATTTACTTATGATGGTACATTTTGGTTGTGCATGGACTGGAATGCTGATAATGACACAACATATTCTAATTTTGTAAAATCAGGTGCTGGTGCGAAAGCCGGTCTAGTTCCTGCACCATCGACTACAGCAGGAACGAGTAAATATCTAAGAGAAGATGGCACATGGCAAACACCACCGGGCACGAAAACAAGTGTAGTGAATAATCAGACAACCACGGTTGCCGGATATGCGTTAGACGCGCGGCAGGCGAACCCAAATATTGATGGGACGCTTGCAAAGCAGATAAGTGATTTAAACGGCAGTCTAAATAGTAAGAAAATACCATCATTTGGCATCGAAAACATATTTACTGGAAACCCGTTTTGTATAGTCAACAATGGTTCCGATGTAATAAGTGTACAAACCGATTGGGATATAGACAATGGCGGCTATAGGGTCAAAAACATAAAGTATCCTGCAGGAACGGCTACTAATCTTACGGTCTCATTATCGTTACCTGCTAATAGCATTGTTATTGTTGATGTAAATACACTTAATGGAGAGAATATTGATATACAAGGATCACTCATTGGAAGTAACTTTACAAGTAGCCCCAAAAATTGGAATTTATCAATTAAATTCACTGGGCGTACAAACCAAATGCTTACAGATATTAGATACATGCCGTTAGTTATCCACTTAGGTTAAAGAAAGGTTTCCCATAACATGTTGTGCCTAATGCTTCGTTTCCATCTAATGTATTAGCTCTTTTTATTGTTGTATTTAAACTGCCGTTTAAACAAAAATACAGAACGAATGTTCACGTAACTCATAAACAATTTTTATCACAGAAAGGAATTAAAAATCATGGATAAAATTATTCTTAAAAACAAAGCAGAATTCGAGATTGCTGAGGGAGCAAGTCTCAGCAATATTCAGATTCAGTCAAAATCTTTTGACGGAATTAAAACAATCACAGACGCTTTCACAGCGGACAACCTTGCAGAAGTGACATTTACACATAATGGCGAAACATCCGGCAAGTACACCAATCTGAAATCCGATTGGTTTACATATATCCAGAATACGGACGCAGACGGGAAAGAGGATGGAACATACACCGTAACGGTCAGCTTGAGGACTAAGACAGAGATGGAGAAAGCAATCGATGAATTGAAAGCCGGGCATGAGTCCAATGCCGGAGCAATTCAGGATCTTGCAGATATGGTAGCAGGAGGTGAAGCATAATGGTTAAATTTTACGTGAGACGTATTCTTATAGACAAGAAAATGACGATTGATGAAGTGCCGATGCGTTGGCGCGCAAAGGTGCAAGAAGAGATCGAGAAACAGCTTTCCGCTTCTCTGCAATGACATTTTCTGTCGAAACTTGCGACCGAAAAATGTTGAAATCATGCATATTACAGTGATACTATGGACTTGTCCGAAAGGACACTTCAAGTTCTGGCATGGGTGGGGCTTGGCATGGCTCCGCCCATAATTGGGGATTGACTATAATATTTGTATCGCTACATAGGGCACATGATTGGGGGTTTTGAGGTTGGGAAAAGAGTACTACAAAAATGAAATCATTAAACTTATCGAAAAATGCGACAATTTGCATTGGTTAAAAACCATATATGCATACATAAGTAACTTATTAAAATAGGAAAAGAGCCAAGGGTCTGCGCATTGCCCTTGGCTCTTTTTTACTTTTTGTCTGAAATCATATCTACTAAATTTTCTAAGGCTGTCCAATCGCTTTCGCTTAATTTGCACAGTGCAGAAACAAGTCGATACTTAAAGTTTTCATCACCTAATCTTTGGATTTCTCCAAGCATTGCTGAAATCTGTTCGTCTTTTGATAACTCAACAAACATTTCTCCGTTTCCGGTGCGAAGCCAATCTTGATTGACATTAAATTTTTCACATATATCAAAAATTGTTCTTTCAGACGGTTTTTTTGTTCCTGTTTCAATTTGCGCTATAAAATTTCTCGAAAGACCAATTTTTGAGGAAAACTCTTCTTGTGTCAATCCTAATCGACTTCTTAATTCTTTGATTCTTTCATTCACTATTTATCCTCCTTTCATATATACTATATAACAAAAATGTCCCCTAGTCAACAAAAAAGTATTGACAAAATGTTTCTTGGGGACTATACTTTGTTTACAAGGTCAACAAAACCTTAAAATTAAAGGAAAGAGGTGAGAACATGAAGAAAATGACGTTCAGACAAAAGCGCGACTTACTCGATAAGTTTGAGCCGTTCATTATTGGAGGAGTCCAATTCATAAGCGCATTGGCTGGAGCTGCTGTCGGAATAGCTATCTGCTACTTTTTCTAAATGATATGTAGCGGTTGCCGTGATTATGGCAACAACAAATGGGATAAGGATATTTCTCAAAAATGAAAGGAAAAAGTATTCTTTATAAAATCTTCCTTTTGGAGAAACTATAAAGCTAAAATTTGATCTATCCGCAGATGTACTTACTTTTGTTACATATCCTTTATCCTGCAAATCCAAAAACGCTTGATATACATCTTCTTCATCGAATTTACCTATTTCGGAAAGTTCGATTGAAAAATTTGTTTTAGATATTTTCTTTAATATTATTCTTTCAATTTTTAGAAGCATGTTAATTCCTCCGTTTTTGAAAATATTATATCACAGAAAGGAAGCAAAAATATGGATAATTTAGTACACATTGGAAATGCGGATATTTCCATCAAAGAGTACAAAGGCGAGCGAGTGGTCACATTTAAGGACATTGACATGGTACATGAAAGACCGGACGGAACAGCAAGACACAGATTCGCTGAAAACAAGAAACATTTTGTTGAGGGCGAAGATTATTTCGTTTTGAAGCCGTCAGACCTTGAAAATACTGAATTGGACGGATTTCGTCCAGTAGGAATTGATGCCGTGAGTCCAAGAGGAACGGCACTCATTACCGAACAGGGCTATCTGATGTTGGTCAAGTCATTCACGGATGATTTGGCATGGGAAGTGCAAAGAAAATTAGTTTCTTCCTATTTTAATGTACATCAAAGTGTCAACGATCAGTTATCTCCGGAATTGCAAGCATTGCAAGGACTTCTTAATCAGATGGTTCAAAAAGAACTTGCTGACAAGGAAAGAGACAGACAGATTGCCAAGGCACAGGACACAGCACAGAAAGCCATTGAGACAACTGAACATATCAAAGAAGCGGTGAAGCCGGTATTTGATAATTGGAGAAATGAAATCAATGCAAAATTTAATCGGATTCAGAGAAATGCAGATTGTCAATTCAACGTATTGAGGACTGAAATGTATTCAGAACTTGAACACCGTGCCGGATGCGACTTGAGCAGAAGAATCAGAAACAGACGTGAGCGCATGGCAGAAAGCGGATGCACGAAAACAGAAATCAGCGCATTGAACAAAATGGACATTATTGAGGATGATAAGAAATTGCGTGAAATCTTTTCGAAAATCGTAGCAGAGTACGAAATCAGATATTGCGCATGAAAGGAAGTGATTGAATGAGCGAAAAAGAAAAACGCGTTGTCGAAAAGCTTCGTGATGCCATTCCGAATATGACAGATTTTCAGAAAGGATATGTCCTTGGAATGGTAGAGAGTTCTGCTTCGAAACATAGTGAGCAGGGCGAGGAAAACGAAACACATAATGGAAAGGAGAATTAAAATGAGCAATTTTGAATTTCAGAAAGTTAATTCAAGGGTAATTCGTAGCGGTGACAACTATTTGGCAAAGGTTGACTCTGCGGAAAGTTTTTCAAGCATTTTCGTTGACGAGGAAACAACATATGGGATTTCCGTAAGAGATGCACAGATACAGACAGGAGATTCGGCTTACACACCTGCAATGGCTTTTACATATTCCATGGAAGATGGTTCTGTGCGTTTTATAGATGTTGTTGTATGTCCGTTACTCGGAACGTTTGTTTCTGACTGGTACTAAATTATAAAGTGGCAGAAAGGGGCATGAATGAAAAAAGTAATCCAATTCATTATAGGTGCGGTTGCAATGGAGTATTCCTTGGTTGCCGCTTGCTATATGGATAGTGAGGGAGCGGCCGGGAATATGGCGGCTATTAAATTTGTAGCCGGTGCAGTAATTGCGGCAATCATGTACTATTGGTCGGAAGTAGACCGAAAGAGAGCTGAACTTGACAAGCGAATTAAGAGAAAACGCAGAATGAGAGAGGATGCATGGTAGACGTTGTGTATATAAGTGGCACGAGATGTTCCACGAAAGAAAAGCGTATGCTTGCTGAACTTTTGGCAGGGAAACGAAAGAAACAAGACGATAAAGAGGACTTTGAAAAGGTTCTTGACAGAGAAATGGGAAGGAGAAGCAATGGAGAACAAAATAACACTGATCGGTGATGTTGTATCAGCACCAAGGGAAAGCCATAAATCAAGCGGTAAGATTTTTTATAAATTTTTCATCGGAGTTGAAAGAAGAAGCGGTGTTGCAGATATTCTTCCGGTACTGTTCGATGAAGAAATCAGCGATACAGGAATTAGCGGAACGGTATGCGTCAGTGGGAAGATAATTACCCGACACGTAAAAACAGGGTCTGGAGAAGCCATTCTTATGTATGTTATGGCTGATGCAATCACAAAGCCAGAGGATGATAGTCCTTTGAATGAAGTAAGCCTTGATGGGATTATCGAGGAAAAGCAACTTAGGGAAACACCGCTTGGTCGTAAAATCTGTGATGTGAAACTCAAAAACATAAGAGAAAATGGAAAAGAGGATTTGATTACTTGCATCGTATGGGGAAAGTGTGCGGAGTATACGGACTCACTTGCTTTAGGCGATAGGGTAAGCACATACGGAAGATTGCAGAGCCGGAGATATAAGAAAACGTGTAAAGATGGTCGCGTTGTGGAAAAAGTTACATATGAGTTATCAATAAAAGGAATCGTGGGGGTGTAATAATGCGAATGATTTTAAAATCGTTACGTATGGAGAATTTTAAAGGCATTAAGAGCCTTGATGTAAATTTTTCAAATAAGACAAGTATTAAAGGGCAGAATGCGGTAGGTAAGACTACAATTTTTGATGCGTTCACATGGTTGCTTTTTAATAAGAACAGTGCAGGCGATGAAAAATTCAACGTCAGACCATTGGATAAGGACGGACACCGCATTGATAACGTGGAAATCAAGGTTGTGGGAGTTATTGACGTTGATGGCAAAGAAGTAGAACTTTCCAAGGTTCAGAAACAGAATTGGGTTAAGAAGCGTGGAACCGACACCGTTACTTTGCAGGGCAATGTCAATTCATTTGAGATTGACGGTTATCCAAAGAGTGAAGCTGAATTTAAGGCTTATATTTCCGGTCTGGCGCAGAGTGAGGAAATGTTTAAGATGCTGACCAATCCGCAGTATTTTTCTTCTCTGAAATGGAAAGAACAGAGAGACATTCTGATGAAACTTGTTGCAGAGGTTTCAGATGTGGAACTTGCGCAGACAGATGCCAAATACGCACCTTTGCTTGACGAATTGGAGAAAGCACCGTCTACGGATGATATTCGCGCCAAGTTTTCCAAGGCTTTGAGCGAGTGGAAGAAGAAACAGGCTGAAATCCCGGTGCGTATTGATGAAGCCGAGAAATCCAAGGTTGATGTGGATGTGGCAGAGCAGGAGTTGTTAAAGGCTGACCTGGAGCGGAAGATTGAAGCGGTTGACGATCGTATGGAAAATGCAGGAACCGAGATTGGCAGACTCCGTGGAAAAGAAATGCAGTTGCAATTTGATATGTCCGGCATTACGCAGGTCATGAATGACGAACTTTCCGCAAAACGTAGAGGTCTTGACAGTGCCAAGGATGATGCAACACGAGAGTTCAATGACTTACATAATCAGATTCAGTCTGCGGAAAATCAGATCAAGGCAAATGAGAAGACAATTTCCGATACAGATGCAGAGCGGAAAAATCTTGGTGTTGAATACAATGCAGAATTTTCCAAGGCATTTGATGAAATGCCATATCTCTTTGACGAATCCAAGTGGAAATTTGATGAATCTACAATGGTTTGCTCTTTATGTGGTCAGAAGTTACCGCAGGATAAGATTGAGTCTCTTAAGGCTGATTTTGAGCAGAAAAAGGCAGATGCCAAGGCACGTGCCACCAAGCAGTTAGAGGATGCACGCAAGGCATTTGATGATGCAAAGGGTGGAAAACTTAAGGATTTGATTGCCAAAGGTAACACTTGCAAGGCTGAAATTGAGCGATTAACAAAGGAAAATACTAAGTTGCATGAAGATATTGTGGCACTCAAAGAGCAGGAATCCAAGGCACTTGCAAAGCAGAATGATTATGCAAAGCAGTTATCCGAGATCCCGGCAGAAGCTGATTATTCGCAGAATGAAGAGTATGTGAAGCTGAAAACAGAGCATGACAAGATTCTTGCTGATATTGAAAAGCTTGAATCAGAGGGCGCAGACAAGGTTGTTACTGATTTGAAAGCCGAGAAAGCCGATCTGCAGAGTCAGCTTGATGAAGTAAATAAGATTATCGCACAGGCGGCTAACAACGTTATGATTGATGACCGAATCGAAACACTTAGAGACGAACAGAAAGAAATCGGGCAGAAAGTTGCCGACCAGGAACAGATGCTTTACCTCTTGGAAGAGTTCATTCGCTTCAAACTGAATAAGGTTTCTGAATCCATTAATAGTCATTTTAAGACAGTAAACTTCAAGCTATTTGAAATGCAGTTAAATGGCGGCATGAAAGATTGTTGTGAGTGTACCGTGAATGGAGTCGGATATTCAGATTTGAATAATGGTCACAAGATTTTAGCCGGACTTGACATTATTCGTTCATTGAGCGAGTTATACGGTGTGAGCGTGCCTATTTTTGTTGATAACGCAGAATCGCTGAATGAGTTCAATGTGCCGGATATGGATGCACAGTTAATTCTTTTGAGCGTTTCCGAGGACAAACAGTTGAAAGTCGAGTGTGTGTAGAATGTCAAGAGTAGGGACAAGCAACAACATCACACAGCCGGATGCACGGTGTATGTCGTGCAAGCGTTGGAAGAGTGCAACCAAGAGAGGGTTCTTTGATTTTGCAGAATCCGGACATTGTTCTCTTCCGTATTGCGAAAAAGACGCGAGGAATAAAGGAAAGAGAGGTCGTGTACATGGATGATATTGAAAAATTGAAGGCTGAAAACTCAGATTTGCGAACAAAGGTAGATAACTTTGAGTGTAATGAATATAAACTTATAAGAGAACTTGAAAAAGCCTCAGAAACCAACGAAAGACTTTTGCGTATTCTTGAAAATTTGTCAAATGGATATGTGAAAAAGGAGAGGTAATTATGCAGTATATCAAAGCAAAATTCCCGAACAGCGCAAGAAGTTACGTGTACCGCACCGAGGATTCTTTGAAAGCCGGTGACACGGTTGTAAATGCCAAGGGTGCAAAGTTGACGGTTACGGATGAATCTGTGGATATGAAGTGGGTAGAAACCTACGGCGCTGATAAGGTGGCAGTTGTGAAGAAGTATGAAGAAAGCAAGGGGTGTGCATGAAGCTGATTAGCAATGCAAAGTTTGGAGAACCGGTGGAAAGTGGAACGATTTTCAGAACTCAAGACCACGGAATCGACATTTGCATACATAAAATTTGCGGTTGCGGAGACGCGTGGTATCTTAATTGCAACGAATTGGGAATTGATAATCTGCAGCTCAAAAGCGAAAATCTTTTCCGGTGCGTGGATGAAGCAAAGGAAATTCTCAAGAAGCAATTAGAACTGTTAAATGAGCGATTCAATAATTTTTATGAAGATAACGATGTTAAGATTTTAAGATATTAAGAAAGCGAGGAATAGATATGATTAAATCAGATTTAGGAACAATAGAAATAAACGGAAGAGAGCCTGTTGTCATGGCTGAATTTATAACTCTTTTAGCAGCATTAAGGAATGCTCTAGGAGAGAAGCAATACAACCGTGCTTTGCAGAGAGCGAATGATAGTGTGGAGCAAAAGAAAGATACAGATACATTGAAAAATGAAGAAAAAGAATGCATGGCAGAAGTTATCAAAGCTATTTTAAGCGGAATGGAGGATAAGTAATTATGGCAGAAAACAACAGTTTAGAGGTACAGAAAGTCAACACTGCGGTCAGCCAGTGGACTAATTCAATCACGAATCTTGTTACAAAAGATTTCGAGTTATGCGGTGTGCCGTATGATGATTATTCAAAGCAGTGCGCCATGTCAGCTATGACAAGCATTTATCAGCTTGTTAAGGATAGCGATAAAATCAAGGATTTAAACGGACTTGATACATCGAATCTGCGAGAGGTTGTCGGTCAGTGCGCAAGCCTTAAACTAAATGCTAATGCAGTGCCGAGAGAGTGCTATTTTCAGCTTAGAACAAAGAAGTCCGGAGACAACTATGTGCAGGTTGTAGAAATGGGAATTGAGGGGGACGGCAACGATGCATTACTTCGTAACTACGGAGAAAATGTAGATACCGTATATCCTTGTTGGCTTGTTAAAGACGGTGACGAGTTTTCCTATCCAAAGCATAAGGGTATCGAAATGACACCGCCGGAATGGGAAGAAGTGGGACGGTCGCAGAAAGTTGTCCGTGTTGTTTATCCTCTGAAATTAAAGGACGGCACATTTCAGTATCTGATCGCAGAGAGAGACGGCGTAAAGGTTAATCTGTTCGCTCATGTGCGCAACAATCTGATGAATGAGACTTTCGGAATTTGTCAGAATCGTTACAAGGCATCAGCCGAGCAGTTGAGCAAAATCAAGGCTAAGAAAGAGGAGATTTTCGATGCTTTGAGAAAATGCGCAACAGTTGATGAAATGTTGGAATGTGAAGTTGCAAAGCCTTATATCAGCGCGGCATGGCTCGACACACCGGAATCAATGATTGTTCGTAAAATGCGCAACAATGCAATCAAGAAGTATCGCAAGGACTTTAACAGTATGGCAAAGCAGTCGTTCAATCAGCTTGATGAAACCTATATGCAGGCACAGGAAGAAATTGCGGAAAACGCCAATTCAGAGCCGTTTGTTGTAGCAGAATCCGAAGCGACCGACGGTGCAGCAGTTGAGCCGGAGAAAGTCGTTGAGAATGACGAGAATGTACCGGACTTTATGAAAGATTAGGGAGGTTGCCATGAGAGTTATATCACAGGACGGAGCACTTGATATTCCGTATGAGCAAGTAGTTATTCAGAGGTTTAATGGAGAAATCTATTTTTTGAACAAGAACCTTACAGGGATAGATGATCTTGTCAGTGACATTGTTATTGTTAAATACTCCACCGAAGAAAAAGCAAAGAAAGCCATGGAAGAATTGAGATATGCCTATATGTGTCACAGCCTTGTAAAGATGGGGCAGACACCGCCAGATGGAATTGACGAAAATATTGACGAAAAACTCACTATGGGTTTGAGCGGAGTATTTCACTTTCCGGCAGAGGAAGAATTGGAGTAGGGTATGGATAATTTAACAAGATACACCGCAGACGATGAAGTACCGAATTGTGGACGATGTGAACACATCAATGATTCTAATGAATGGTGTATGCAAAATTGCGGCGGAGCAAATGGCTGGAGCGGCTATTTGAGATATGGAGAAAGCGAGGTGACAAAAGATTGAAACTTAGAGTTTTGGGTTCAAGCAGTTCCGGAAACTCATACGCCTTGATTTCAGACAGTGGCGAAATCCTTGCCATTGAAGCCGGATGCAAATTTCTTGATTTTAAGAAAATGATTGATTGGAAAATAGCAAATGTTTCCGGATGCATTGTGAGCCACGAACATGGAGACCATGCACGATACATAAAAGATTTCATGAAATCCGGCATTCCGGTTTATACGGCATTTGAGACACAGACCGCACTTGAAATCATTACGGGAGAGCGTACAATAGCCATTCCACCACGCAGAGCACGGCAAATCGGCAGTTTTACGGTAACACCATTCAATGTACCGCATGATACAGAAATAGAGTGCTACGGCTATTTAATTGAGCATGAGGAAATGGGTAAACTGTTATTCTTGACCGACTTGGAATATTGCAGATATGACTTTTCCGGCATGAAGGTTGAGCATATCATGGTTGAAGCCAATTACAGCGTGGACTTGGTAGACCGGAATGAGCCAAATTACGAACACCGTTTGCGAGGTCATATGAGCCTTGATACGGGACTTAAATTTATTCAGACGAACGACAACCCAGCTTTACGAAATGTCGTTTTAATACACTTATCGGACACAAGCGGAGATCCCGCGTTATTCCTACAACGAACGAAAGAAACAATTAAATATGGAGCAAATGTTTATGTTGCAGAAAAAGGGCTAGAGGTTGATATGAACCTTTGTCCGTTCTGAAAGGAGAAAAGATGAAATTATATGTTTACAGTTTTCAAAGAGGAAACCTTGAAGAACAAGTTGCCGAAGCAAAAGAATGTGCCAAAACTTATGTGACATTGGAGGATGTAATTGGAGGATTTTGCAAAGGAAGCAGAATCAGAAAAGAGTCTATTGGTCACATTTGCGGATGGGCAGGATACACGATAGTATTTTTGGAAGAAAACAGGAATACGGCAATTGAAAAATTTATTTCGGAAGAAAGAAGAGAAGAAAAACGAGCAAAGGAAAACCTTGATATTACACAGAAACGCATTGCACATCTTGAAAGTTTGAAATAGGTTGAAACACCTTGGCGAAAGCCTAAAAGAAACTATCTTGTTTGGCGAATAGTTATCACAAACCTTATTGAAAGCCATGTCTTGGCGGTGCGTTTACCGTGCCGCCCTTACAAAAGATTGGAGGTAAAAATTGAAATTATGTGAATACTGTATGGCTGAATTTGAGCCGAAGCGACCAGATCAAAAATACTGCAGACCCAAATGTGCAAAAAGATACGCACAGTTTAAGAATTTTAAAAAGGCTGGAAGAATTGTGTATACAAGAATATGCCCGAAATGCGGAAGGCTGTTTATGACGATAGATGAAAATAAGTTTGATTGCCAAGACTGCATTAGCATTGACGTTAAAGAACGCTTGAGAAAGCCAAAGAAAAAGGATGATGCAATCAAGGCTGTGAATCATATGGCACGCGCTTCCGGAATGAGTTACGGAAATTTTGTGGCTCAAATGAGCATGAAGCCATTGGAGAGGAAGTGATTGAGTTGGATTATAAGAAATTTAGACAGGCGAAAGCCATCGAAGCTAAAAACAAGCAGAAATGGCTTGCATTGAATCCAAGGCTTGATGAATCAAGCGGAATCTATATTTTGACAAGGCAGGACGAAAATGGGTTTAGATATGCCTACGTGGGGCAGGCAAAGCACATTTTAACCAGATTGTCACAACACCTTTCTGGGTATCAGCACATAGACCTTAGCTTAAAGTCTCATGGACTTTATTCAGAGGATAATCCATATGGATGGAATGTAGCATCAGTACACTGCCCGATAGATAAACTTGATGAGCGTGAGCAGTATTATGTCAAATTTTGTGCAAATAATGGCTATCAGCTTCGGAATAAGACGAGTGGATCACAGGGCGAGGGCAAAGCTAAGATTGATGATTACCGTCCGGCAAAAGGCTATTATGACGGCATTAAGCAAGGCAAAAAGACTCTTGCCAAGGAATTATCGCATATCGCTGAAAAGCACCTTGAAATCCGTTTAAAGCCGGAGAAACAGGGTAACAAAGTTTCTGAAAAACAGTATGAGAAGTTTATGACTTTGATTTCTGAAAATACATATGAGGAGAGTGATTAAATGGCAGAAGTCAAGTGGATTAAGATCACAACAGATGTTTTTGATGATGAAAAGATTCTGCTGATTGAGAGTATGCCGAGTGCGGATAGCATCATTACGATTTGGTTCAAACTTCTTATTCTTGCCGGAAAACAGAATAACAACGGCGTGTTTATGATGAGCAACAAGCTGCCGTTCACGGATGAAATGCTTGCCACCATTTTTCGCAGAGATTTGAACACGGTAAGGCTTGCGCTTAAGACATTTGAAGAGTTTGGAATGATTGAAGTTGTTGACAACGTGATAACGATTCCGAATTGGAATAAGCATCAAACGCTTGACGCTTATGAGAAGAAAAAGGAACGTGACAGGCTATATCAGCAGAATCGTAGAAAGAAGCAGAAGAACCTAATTGAGCAAAAATCGCCCGATAAATCGTCTGACGTCGCTGTTTCAGATAAAGAAGAAGAAAAAGAAGAAGATAAAGAGAAAGAAAATATAAAAGAAAATTCGCTGTCGCCCGATTCCGGAGATTTGTTTGATTTTGACGATGCATGGAAAAAGACTTTTAGTATATACCCCAAGAAAACAGCGTACAGTACCTCTAAAACGGCTTGGATGGATAAGGTGCTAGAAGTTATCGAAGAGAACCAACCGGACATTGCACGGCTGTTATACAAAGCCACAGAAGCATATTTGAGTGACTATCAAGAAAAGAATCCAGACGATAAGGATTTTCGGTACATTCCAAAATATGTTGATTGGCTGAAAAATGATTGTGATTATTGGTTGCAGATTGCGGAGAAACGAGGTGATTGCAATTGACAGAAGCAGAATTTGGAGTGATCGGGTGTGTACTGATTGACAATGATGTGCTAAATAGCATCTGGCGAACACTGAAACCGGAAATGTTTAGTTCGGATTTCGCGCAGGACACATACAAGGAAATGCTTGCAATGTATGACCGGAATGAAAGCATTGACCCAATGTCTTTATCAATGGCACTCGAGAATCACAAATACACGCAGGAACAGATTAGCGAATTGATGAAATCCTGCATTACCGGAACAATCACTTCAACTATGGTTAAAAGCTATGCCGATGCGGTTGCGAAAGAATACAAAGTAAGAACGGTTCGTGACATGTATCAGAAATCCAGCTTAAAACCATGTGACATTGATGATACAATCAGCGATCTTCTTACAAGACTTGAACATTTGCAAGAGGGGAAAGAAGTAAAGCTAAAACCAATTAAGCAGATTTCAGTTGAGAATAAAGACAAATATTTCAACGAAAGCGTTGGAGAGGGTGGTATAAAAATCGGGTTATCGCAACTTGATGATGCGCTTGGCGATCTTGAACGCGGTGATGTAACAGTAATTGCCGCAAGACCGGCAGTCGGAAAATCCGCACTCACAACACAGATTATCGGAAATATGGCAAAGAAAGGGCTTAAAATTGCATATTTTAACTTGGAAATGAGCGATAAGCAAGTGTATGAGCGATTTATTTCAAGACTTGCGGAAATCGGCTTAACGAGAATCAGAAGGGCAAAAGCATTTCTCGGTGATGAACAGGAAAAATTTAACCAAGCAAATGAAGAGATGAGCGATTATCAATTATGGGTGGCATCCGGGACTGTATCCCCGAGAGAGATAAAGTCAGAATGCAGACACCAAAACTTTGACGTTATCGTTGTTGACTATCTGCAATTGCTTATGCCGGATAACAGATATTCCGGAAGAAATGAAGAAGTAGCATCAATTTCAAGAGGTTTAAAATCGGTTGCAAGAGACTTAAATACACATGTAATAGCACTTTCACAGATAACAAGGGCTTCCGAAAGCAGAGACACAAAAGAGCCTACCATGGCAGAGTTGAGGGAATCCGGGGCAATCGAACAGGATGCGTCAAACATAATTATGCTGTGGAATCTGTCAGACAATGACAAGGGAGCCAAGGGTGTAAAAATCGAGAAGAACAGGCAGGGAATGACAATGCGTGAAGCAATGGAGTTTGATGGAGATCACATGAAGTTTGTTGAAATCGAAAAACCGTTTGATGATGTTGTTGCGGAAATAAAAAAGAAAGAACGTGGGGACGGATTTAAGCCATACAATGGCGATTGTCCGTTTTAGGGGTAGTGGCTATGGCAAGTGCAAAGATTGAAAAGGGTTCGGAAGAATGGCAAGTATTTATGGATTATTGGCAATTCATTCAGAAATACTATTCTCCGGACAGCACTGATTCTTGGTGGGATGAAGTTGTAAAAGCCGGAGAATCATTGATAAACAAATACAAAGGCATGGAGATTGAAGAGCGTGCAAGACAGCTTGTATTGAGTCATTTTGCATGGTTGGAAATCACATACAGAAAGGAGAAATCAAAGAAATGAGCAATGCGTTGAGACGGAATAAAAAGCCGACATTTTACACAAAACAGGAAATGCGGATTATTGGGCGAAACGACTTTGAAAAGCGCAATGCTGATAAGGTTATATCAAAATCATACAAAGATTTTGTCGTGATTGGGTACATAATTCTGCATGACAAATTCGGATTCGGACAGACAAGAATCATCCGGTTACAGGATTTTTTGAAATCTTACTTGGATGAAGCATCATGCGGCGGGAAGAACGGAAAGGACTTGGCTGTTTACCTGAAAGACAAATACGACATTGATACCAAGACAGAAGTTGAACAGATTCCGCAGCGGCAGTTAATGGTCTTATATGCCAAGAAAGGATTTTGTATCGAGCGTGAAGCCTACAGACTTTCCAGCGCGTCATTGTTTAACTATTTCGCGCTCACGCTTACGATTCTGAAAAAGGAATTTAAGCTGTCTGTGAAGCAGTTACAGCAGTTCACGGACAAGTTTATTGACTACATCGACACATTGGCTAATTACAAGCAGTTTCAGTTGACTGTACCGATGATAGCGCAGAGTTTGGCGAATGAGATTAAGTTTGTATGCGATTTGGAGGTTTAATATGACAAATAAAGAAAAATACGGAAATGAGATTATAGAACTTGCGGCAAACACAGCACTGTTTGGATTAAAAAATGGAAAGCCTGCAATTTGCGAAGAAATTAAATGTGAAGAGTGCGATTTTTATGAATCAGATTCGTGCAAAGGAAGTACATATAATTTCCGCGAATGGCTTAATTCAGAATATGTTGAGCCGCCTGTTGATTGGAGTAAAGTTCCGGTCGATACGCCGATTTTGGTAAGAAATAGCGAAAAAAATTCGTGGGAAAAAAGATATTTTGCAAAATACGAGAACGGAATAGTGTACGCATGGGGATACGGAGCAACATCTTGGAGTGCGCGCGGAAGTGGCGATATAAGCGATTGGAAAATGGCAAAGCTGGCAGAAAGTGAGGGATAGTCATGGAGAGATTAACAGAACGGACAGCGGATGGAATCTTAGTAAAAGAGAATTACGAGAAAGAAACATTAAAAACCTTGTATCAGTGCTATGGCGAAAAGCCTAATTCATATTATTCCAATTGTGAAGAAGGTTATTGCGCAATGGAGAAGTTGGCGGATTACGAGGATGCAGATGAACAGGGATTGTTTCTGCGGTTGCCAATCAGTGAAGATGCACCAGTGTATTCCATCGAGTATTGTTGCGGAAAAAACAAAAGTAATCGGTCTGGAATGTGTTTTAGAGGATTTTGCGAGAATTGTAGTGATAAGGCGTACTACATACGTGAAAGCGTAGCTAAACAATGCAGCATTTGCGAAATTAATAAATCGGTATTCTTTACTCGTGAGGAAGCAGAAGTCAAGCTGAAAGAAATGGAGGAAAATCAATGATTAAAGGAAAGAAAGTAGTAATGAACGACAAATACTATGTGTCAGAGAAAAATAAAGGCAAGATTTTTGAAGTTACAAGTGAGCCGTATAGTGTATGCGGAACCGTAGTTGTAAAGCTGAAAGGCTTAAGCGGCTGTTATGCGTTGGATGGATTAGATGAGGTGAAGGATGGAAGATAGATTTTTATTCCGTGGAAAGCGGATTGATAATGGGGAATGGGTACAGGGAGTGCCGAGTTACGGTGAAGATGGCAAGATTGAAGAAATTGAGGTATGGGACGGAGAGGACATTACTTTTTATTCGGTATTTCCGGGAACCATCTGCCAGTGCACCGGACTTAAGGACAAGAACGGCAATCTGATTTGGGAGAATGACATTGTAAAAATAAATAATAGCAAGGTGAATACGCTTATAACATTTAGAGATTTTGAAATTATATGTACAATTCCTAACGAAAAATATTATAAACATAGGCTTGAATATGATACGGAATATGAAGTTATTGGTAATATTTTTGACAATCCAGAGTTGTTGGAAAGCGAGGAATAATATGACAGCGAGTGAAGCAATTAAGATATTGAAGAAAGACAGTTGTTATGAATGCGCACAAGGCACAGACAGCCCGCTTAATTGTGAATATGGGGGATGCAGGGTTGCGAAAGCTACTAGAGTAGCAATACAGGCACTTGAAGAAGTACAGCAGTACCGCGCAATCGGCACACCGAAAGAATGTAGGGCGGCGGCGGTTAAGCAGACGGCGAAGAAACCTATATTTAACCATAACCTTAGTGATACTCTTTCTGTATTCCATTGTGAATGTGGAAACACAATCAAAGTCAGTCACGATATAGGAATAATGGATAACAACAATGCGCCAAATTACTGTAGTAAGTGCGGTTGCAAGTTTGATTGGAGTGATGAAGAATGATGTTTCAATCGTGCATAAATTTCATTCTGCTAATACTTATAGCCATTAGGTTAGATATTCTAACAGAATTTGGAGTTAAACTTTTTTGCGTTCTGTCAGTTGTAGCGATGATTGGACATGAGATTTTTGATTATTTGAAAAGAGGAGATAAAAAACGATGAGACTGATTGATGCAGATGCACTAAAGAAAGATTTAAAATCGGTTACTTTAAGCAATGGAACTTTAGTAAATACAAATGCAGTATTGTATTTACTAGAAGAATATCCGACGGCTTATGATGTAGACAAGGTTCTGGAACAGTTGGGAAAATTGAAGAAAGCAGAGCAGGACAGACCAGATGATTGCGACGAGGACGGATGCGGAGACGGCGAACAGATCTACGATGATGGGAGAAGCCAGGGAAGATTTGAAGCATTTGGCAAAGCAATCCAGATTGTGAAAGGCGGTGGAGTAAAGTGACAAGCATAGAATTATGTAGAATGTGTACCGAGTATTCTGCGGACACAAGATGTGAGCATAAAAAGGATTGCAAATTGCAGAAGATTTTGACAGAAAATAAAGCGTTAAGGGCAGAAAATAAAGAACTTCGAACAAAAGCGTTTAGAAATTCATGGGAGAAATCCCCTGACATAATGGGAAGATGAGGTGGTGTAGATGCCAATTAAATCGATTTTATTCAACAAACAAATTAGTACCGAAATGGTGAGGGCAATTCTGGACGGAAGGAAGACTTGCACAAGGCGAATTTGCAAAGATGCCAATGAGTGTACTGTGCCGGATATGGAATTTTACAATGCTGACAGTCGGACTTATGCAGTACATAACTTTGCTGATAAGGAGCATACGGAGCAGTTAAGCATAGCAGAAAGAACTTGTCCTATTTGTCCGGGCGATATCCTGTATGTCCGAGAAACGTGGAAAAGAGCACTGAATGGTTACTATTATTATGAAGATTGGCAAAGAGATGATATTGCCGATATTACGAAGTGGCACCCATCCATCCACATGCCGAAAGAAGCCGCACGTATCTGGCTTAAGGTTACGAATGTGAGGGCAGAGCGGTTGCAGGATATTGACGGAAAAGGGTGTGTGAAAGAAGGAATTGAAGAAGAACCTTTAAAATACGTCGGAGACGAGTTCGTAAAAGGTATGTTTCATGACCTTTGGGATTCAACCATCAAGAAATCTGATCTTGATCGTTACAGTTGGGATGCAAACCCGTGGGTATGGGTGATCGAATTTGAGCGGTGTGAAAAACCAAAAGGAGTGTGATGTATGAGTAAAAGCAGAGCTAGTAAAATGAACGGCTATCGTAGCATGGTAAGCCGTCAGAAGAATGATGTTTTTAAGTTTAAGCCTAAGAAGAAAAGGAAAGGGTGATTGTATGGCTAAAGCGGTTTTAGTTATGGACATGCCGGAACAGGTATGCCAGAAATGCACATTGTGCTATGAGACAGAGAATGATGACGAATATCTGTGTTGTGCGACAGGAAAACTTTTGCCAGACGGAGAAAAGCCGGATTGGTGCCCGCTCCGTGAGTTGCCAGAGAAGATACCTGATTTAAAATCCGGTTATGAAGATTTCAGCGTATCAATAAGTCGGGTGGGTTGGAATGCTTGCTTGGATGAAATTTTAGAAGAAAGAAAGGAATAACGAATCCTCGGTAAACCGAGGTTGCAACTTAAAGGTGTCAAAGATTTTGCATAAAGGGAATAATAGTAGCGTTGATGATTCGATAAGGTGGAATTTGAAGTAGCGCACATATAGCATATTTGACTTATGTGAGTTTCAGACCGTCAGCATGGGAAGCCTATATTCCTTATCCACGATACATGGATTTGTAGCGTGGTGTTATGGCAAAAAAGAAACTAAAGGTATGTTGGATAAGTGCAGGAATATCAAGTTTTATGGCAGGGTATCTTGCTGGAGATGTAGACGAATGGATATACATTGACATTGCAGACCAACATCCAGATAGCATAAGATTTATTAAAGATTGCGAGAAAGCGATTGGAAAGAAAATCACAGTGCTACGATCAACGGAATATCGAAATGTAGAAGATTGCGTAAGGGCGTTTGGTGGTTATAAAAATCCGGCTAACGGATTTGCGCCATGTACTAATTGGCTGAAAAAGCGGATTCGTAAAGAGTGGGAATCTGAACATGCGGATTACGAGATTACTTATGTTTGGGGCTTTGACTTGAACGAGAAGAACCGAGCTGATCGAATGGTTGAGAGCAATCCGGAGTTTAATCACATTTTTCCGTTGATTGAAAGAAATTTAACGAAAGAGGAAGTGCATGGACTGTTTTTAATGACTTTTACTTTTCCACGTCCTTGGAATTATGAGCATGGGTATTCCAACAATAATTGCATTGGCTGTATAAAAGGTGGCATGGGTTATTGGAACCATATCAGAAAGGATTTTCCGGAAGTCTTTGAAAGTCGGGCGAAGTTGGAAAGAGAAGTCGGACACTCCATGTTGAAAGACAAAAACGGTCCGTTATATCTGGATGAATTAGACCCGAACAGGGGAGATATGAATACAGAGATAATGCCGGATTGTGGAATTATGTGTTATTTAAGTTTGAACTGAAAGGGTGATACAGAATGAAGATTTTAAGCAAGAAGAAATACAACAAACTCATTGAAGATCTTGAGGAATTGCAGAAAAAGGTCGAGGAACTCAAAAGGATAAACGAGAGTATCGGGAAAAAGCTGGAAGATAAAAAGACAAGTTGTAAATTGAACAATGGCAAGGATTTCTGCTTTAAATGCGAAAACTCTTACAGATATAAGACATATTGGGGAGGAATGGAAACCGAAAAATGCGGTTGCTTGCTTGATGTGCCTTGTGAAGATTTTAAGAAAAAGAAGATAAATAACCAAAAATCAAAGAAAGGAATAGGTTGTCGCGACATAAAACCGAGGTTTCCTTTTGGTAGATTTTATGAATTTTGAAAATTATTCTTGTGATAATCAAATGAGCATATTTGACTTCACAAGAGAACCAATCAGCATAACAAAGCCCATTCGCTTAATAGAACTTTTCGCCGGCTACGGCAGTCAGGCAATGGCACTAAAGAGAATAGGCGCTAAGTTTGAACATTACAGAGTTGTTGAGTTTGATAAGTACGCTATTGCAAGCTATAACGCAGTACATGGTACGGATTTCCCCACAATGGACATAACAAAGGTTCATGCAGAAGATTTGAATATTTGCGGCACAGAAACCTTTACTTACCTACTTACTTACTCGTTTCCTTGCACGGATTTATCAGTTGCCGGGAAACAAGCTGGAATGTCTAAGGGAAGTGGTACAAGAAGCGGTCTGTTGTGGGAAGTTGAGAGAATACTAACAGAAATTAGAGATAGTAACGGAGAATTACCACAGATTTTGTTCATGGAGAACGTGCCACAAGTACATAGCCAGGATAATATGCCCGATTTTATAAAGTGGCTAGACTTTCTCGAAAGTCTGGGTTACACAAATTACTATCAAGATTTAAACGCTAAAAATTATGGTGTAGCACAAAAGCGTGAAAGATGTTTTATGTTTTCGTTCCTGGGTGAATGCAATTATAATTTTCCACAGCCTATACAACTTACAAAAAGAATACGTGATTATCAAGAAAAGGTAGTTGATAACAAATTCTATGTAAGTGATAATGCATTGAAAGGATTTGCGGAACACGCAAAAAAGCAGAAAGAGAAAGGAAATGGTTTTCATGCAGTTATTAAAGATGTTGATGACATATCATCTACAATAACAGCCAGATATTGCAAAGATGGTTCTGATTGTCTTATAAAAGCTGCCGGAAGAACACGAAAGCTAACACCGAGAGAGTGTGGACGGCTGATGGGTGTATCTGATGAAGATATTGACAAAATGGCAGCAGTCAATAGCAATACGCAGTTGTATAAGCAATTTGGAAACAGTATTGTCGTAGATGTTATGTGTGCTATGTTTAAAAACTTAAATATCAATCAATAAAATAAGGAGAAATGGCTTATGAAATTTACAAAATTCATTAAGCCAGAACTTGAACAAATCAAAGAAAATGCCAATTTCACGGAAGAAGAGGAGAGGATTTTCTCTCTTCTCTGCCGTGGTTTTTCACAAAAGCAAATATCCACAAAAGAAAATCTATCACTAAGAACGATAGAGTACAGAGTGAGAGATATAAAAGATAAAATAGAAAGAACGGGGGTATTTGATTGGATGAAAAAGAACTGTTGAAATATGCCGTTGATAGTGGTATTCTCGACATAGCACTTGTGCAGAAACAAGTCACTATGCAAAAGAGAGAAAAATTACTCAGCAAAAACCCTTATAAAATCTATCAAGGAAAGGATGAGAACTGGTACTCATATCTGCCGGATGAAGTAAAAGGCAGACGTAAAATCAAGGCAAAGCGCAGAGAAGCGGTCGAGCAGAAGATCATTGATTATTGGAAAGAGAAAGAGGATGACCCCACGATAGAGGAAATCTTCAACCGCTGGATTTCACAAAAGCTGGAACTTGAAGAAATTAGCAGGGCAACCTATGACAGATACTTAATGGACTTTCAGAGATACTTTGACGGTATCAAGGATAAGAGAATCAAAAGTGTAGACGAATGCGACCTTGAAACGTTTATACGAAATAGCATCCATGATTTTAACATGACTTCCAAAGCATTCTCAAACTTCCGGACACTTATCTATGGAATCTTTAAGTATGCCAAGCGGAAGAAGTATGTCAAGTTTTCCATTACATACACGCTGAAAGACATGGACATATCGCCAAAAGCGTTTAAGCACGTAGTCCGACAGGCAAAAGACCAAGTATATATGCCGGATGAAAAGGAGCGCATGGAGATGTACTTAAGGAATCACTTGGATATTGTGAACCTTGGATTGTTATTCATGTTTAAGACAGGGGTTCGTGTCGGGGAATTGTCGGCATTAAAGCGGAAAGATGTTGAAAATTACACGGTTGCTATCAATTCTACAGAGACACGTTACCGGGATGATGATGGTTTTCACTATGAGGTCAAAGATTTTCCGAAATCAGAAGCCGGATTGCGATTTGCCATATTGCCGGATAAGTACAAATGGATTCTTGATGAAGTACGAAAGAGAAATCCCTTCGGGGAATATCTATTTGAGAGAGATGGAGAACGGTTGAAATCCTACAACTTTCGTGAACGTTTGCGG